ATCCCTCCACGTCTTTAGTTGTACCTAACAATGATTCATTACCAGCATAAGGAATGCAATATACCCAATTAGCATAAACGCAATGATAATATTCATCTTTGTCTATATAACCAAACAAATTTGCACGCCAATTATCTGATTCACTATCTCTAACCAACACCTTATCAAATGGCTTTAGTTCTACATTTGGCTTCAAGTCAACAATCTGCTTCTTATCACTATCCCAAGCTTTATTTTCCTTAGCTAGAGCTTTAAAGAGTTCCAGCTTCTCTTCTTTTGTAGCGAACCTTGTTTTACTTTCTATAATAGTATTTGATGGAAGAGTGCAATCGTAGCTATTTTCCAAATTACATATATGCAAATTACTTCCCCCTATTGGCTTATAACAATAACATATATCTATGTTTTTCTGAGGCTTTTTGTTTATATAAATAATACCACTAATCCTGTCTGTTGCATACAATATATCCCCATCCTTGAACTCTGGCTTTTCTATTTCCAAAGTATCAAGATTTTCATCTTTTGATGCTAAAGTATATTTTTCGGTTTCGTAGCTAAATGAATTTTCTAAAAGATTAACCTTACCAAAGAACCTTGTGTAATCATCATTTGCCCATCTATCAAAGAATAGTTTAAAACCAGAACTGTTTACCAGCACATCGTCCTTCTTCCAAGTAAACTTTTCCCAATCACGCATTGATTTGCTAGGATAGATGCATAAAACTCCTTCCTTGTACAATTTACCGTCTTTATCGAACCATGGCTCTTTATTATGATGCTTAACTTGAAAAGCATCACATGCAACAGTAACGACATATAACGTAACACTTCCAAACATATCAGTCCAGAGTTTCGTACCTTCTGGCTTATCCTTTAGGATTTCCGCTATATTAATCTTTGTCTCCATATTACTTTACTCTTTTAAATTGAACAGCCTTTCCGTCTTTTCTAGTGCTTGCGCTACAGTCAAAATCTCCGCAAACATTCTCATAGATATTGTTACATATCTCATCGAAAAAACAGCCATTACATTGTTCTTTCTCTGTCTTAACCACCTTTAAGACGATTTCTGACCCAACAGGTAAATCTTCCATAGTTACACCTCCTCGTTGTATTTGTAAACAAGTCCGACAACCAACTTGATAAGCTCATTGTTTGTCATGACTCTAGTGTCTGTATTACCAAGTCTCAGCTCATCAATGATACGTTCTGCAACCTTCTTGATGTGCCCCATCTTAGACAGAGGAAAACGCTCAATGTCGGCAGCCTTGTCAAGATGGAAACTTTCACGAAGATAAGTGCCACGAATCACGCCACAAATTGAAGGACGTTTCGTGACGACCCATACTCCCTCGTCTAGCTCATGATTCAAACACATACATGCAGGTTCGTATCTACCATTTACCTTACCATACAAGGTATTCGATATGTCGTGCTCAGGAATTTTGTATTCTTGATAGCGACCTTTACTGTTCTTTGTGTAAAGTTTTGGAATCTTTTTCATTTTTCTTACTCTTTAAATTAGCTATTCTAGTTTCTCTGAGATATTCCTCAGATTTCTTCAATCCGAGTTTCTTAGCTTGCTTAGTGACCGCGTAAACGCTTCTGCCAACTATTCTAGCAATATCTTTGTTAGAGGAGTCTGGGTAACCTGTTTTCAGTGCTCTTAATTGAGCTTCATTCCAAGGAGTGCCAGTGTTATCTTGTGCGTCTTCTCCATCTACGATAATTCCGTTTATATCAAGATTAAGACCACTGAATATACAAGAATCTGCAAGTGCTTTTTCGGCACGTTTATAATCAAGCACCTTTTTCCCGATGATTTCGAATCCTAGAGAGAGTTTGTCAGGGCACTCTGAAAACACTTTCTTATCTACAGATTCAGGATATATAGCTTCCACTGCATTACGCATACGAGAATGAACGCCCTTAATTGGGATAATAAAGTATTCTGCAATATTTGTTGCCCAAGAACCGTTATATTCATCCATTGTCTTTTTAAATGCAGAAACAGAAGATTCAAGCATTCCGCTCAATATTCCAGACATAACAGCCATTGTGTACATCTTATGCCTTTCGATATGATGCTTTAGAAATTGGTTATCGAGTGCGTAATAACATTTCCTTACATCATCTTGTAGGTTGAACTTGATGATAAAAGTAAGCTTATCCCATATCTCAGACATGCCGTCAGCTTTCATTCGTTCTTTGAATAAGTCAATCAATTCATCGGAAAATTCCTTCGCCTCTGTCATTCTTCTCTTTACATCAAACTTAAATAGCTTTTCATCTTCCGATACCAGTTTGAATGTTTCATCTATGTTTGATTTAACGATTTTTGCAAAGCTGCCAACCATTGAGTAGAAAAGCATGTAGAGTTTGCTTATCTGTTCTTTCGATGGAACTGCAAGAGGAACACCTGCGAGTACACACGATTTTTTTGGATTCCAATTTGTCTGCATACTATTTAAGAAAGACTTTAAACACACCACCTATTGCATTATCAACACTAATGTCTTCAGTTAGAAAATCACTTTTGAGAATATCATCAATAGAGTAACTCCAATCGCAACTACCTGTAAGACCACCCCAAGGGCAAAATGTCTTAAAACCAGATGATACATTATTGGCTGTATCGTAGTTATGCACATAATAGTTGTAACGTTTAGCAATTCTTTTATCATGATTAGATAATCCGTCCAATGGAATCCTATAAACGTAATATTTTAGAGACAACGTAATTCTATCAGCGGTTGCATCAATGTAAAAGTCGCTACCACACTCGCCAAATTTTTCATTGGTAACATGTACGTTTCCATACATATCTGATATTGCATCCAACTTTTTTGCCGCTAATCTTTGCATTAAGCTTTCCGTAATACCTCTTTGTTTTCTTTGCTCGACAAACGATTTGAGGAGTTCTTGTTGTAGCAGTCCGCATTCTGTATTTGCCTGTGCAGACAAATTATTGATTACCATTCCTTCCATATTACTTTGATTTTAAGTTTCCGTATGCAGCATAGAAGCTATCAAGCTGCTGTGTTGCGTGGACTAATTTCTGATTGTAGCTGTCTCGTTCTGCTCTAGCCTTAGAAATGAAAATAAAGCTAATAATGAATGAGATTACTACCGTTATCACGATGAACAACCAAGGCAGCTTGTGAACTGCCTTATTGATTACTCTTCCTAGGTTTCTCACAATAACCCAGGAGTAGATACAGATGAACACTACCGCCTGTTTGGTGGTAGCGTTCTCAAAACGTTCTTTCTGCGTCATAATTCTATAATTTACTTGGTTCGGTTACACCAGTTATCAGTTGACTTCCAATAACCAGCTAACCATATTTCTTTTGGTGTTGCATCAGAATGCTCACTGAGCCAGTCCTCTGCCTGTTTACTTATGTCTGCCATAATTACTTTCTTAAAGAATCACCAACAAAAGGAACTGCCTTTGTTGTTGCTATCAGTCTATCCACAACTCTATCTCCGTATCTCTGAGTAAGCTCATCAATACTTAGGTTTGTGGTAATGATAAGCAATTTCCCTTTCTTCTCGGCAGCGTCACAAAGCTCTGCGAATGGCATACGCTTGTTGCCATAAGAGTTAAGATTATCCTCTGTACCTATATCATCAATATAGATAATGTGAAGTTTGAGAATTTCATCAATCTTTTGATTCAACTCTTGCGCGCTGAAGATGTTTACCACCTTTTTATGTACGTCTTTAATAAGAAGAGGAAGGATATACATACCGATTACAGACTTACCCAATCCGCAACCGCCGAACATCAATAACCCTTTTCCTTTATTGTCTGTCATCCAATCAACAATAGGTCGGTAATTGTGTTCGTTCCATTCGGCATTACATCCAGACTTCATATTGACTACATATTGTAAGCCTCCACGCAAACGTTTTTCTGCATTTGGAATGCTTATTTGAACTCTATCAATTTCTTGCGGATAACCAGTATCTCGCATTTGGGATACAAGGTTTTTGAAATATTCGCTATCTATTTGTTCCATCTATCAAGCCCTTTTTCGTAATCTTTATCTTTACTATTCTGTAAATTCATACCAACAGGAAGATTAGAATTGTTATTCGTATCTCTTATTGAGAATAGTCCAGAATAGTTATTCATCATTGATTGCTCGACAATTTGCATTGCTATCTTTCCGTTTCCATTTGATAGAGTGAGCAATTTTTTCTTCAACATTTCAAGACCTTTTGGCTTGTAGGATTGTTTCTTTTCTCTTTTGAATGCAAGCCACTTTAATATCGCATTATTCATATCTTCATCCTCAAAATACCGCTCGTTCTTTTGTTCCAATTTCATTCCAAGGTCGCTCGGTTTACGCTTATAAATATCATATCCAGTGATAGTTATCTTTAGTCGCTTTCGTTCCAAACTCGTTCCAAGCGCACCGATTTTACTTAATGTTTGAACATATCTGTAAACCTGCGTTTTTGAGTAACCAATATCTGCTGCAATATTTATGTAGCTCGAAGAAACAATTCCGTTTGAATCAGCCAAATGTACCAACCAGACAAACAGCATTGCACATGGTGGGTCGTTGATTTTTTCAAATAACTTATCTGGGATATACATACATTAAAACGTCTTTACCTTACCCTGTTTTTCTGCAACGCCATACATATAATCAGAAATAGCATCACAACACAAACCAATATCTTGTCTATGAAAAGTGAGTCCATTGATGGACATATCATAATTAAATGCAAGAAAATCATTTAATCCGCATCGAACTGGATATTTACCTTTTAAAAGACTTGGTACACACCAAAAAGAATCATCATCAACACCATCTTGGTCTTTAATTTTGTTGCCAATAAGAATAACTCGCATTTCATAGTTTACGATATTTCTTGCCGCCATATAGCTTTGTATTGCGTGACAATATCTGAATGCTTGTATGAGAGTGTTAGGAGACGTCTCATCCTTTTTTAGCTCTATTACGTTTATTCTTAAAACAGACATCGGGTATGACATTCTTTCCACGTAAACTAAGTCTGCTCTTCCACCAAGCCCGAGGTCTAATTGGCGATACCTCCTCACAAGGGTACTTGATATAAAATCAAGTCCATGCGACTTCAACTCTCCTATTGTAGAGTTATATATAATTCCCTCTACATCTTTTTCTAATATTACCATTATAAGTATTTCTGATTTCGTTGAACTTCATGTTGCATGTGGAGGATTGCGATATACTCGTCAGACGGAGCGATGTAAACACCTTGCTCGGCTGCGAACTTCAAGAAACGGTCTATCGCAAGGCTCATTTCATCCTTATTAAGTTCCGTTGTCGAACGAAGATACTCACGTTCCACATTTAGAATCTTGTCATACCTCTTGCGAGCAAAAAGCTCATGGTTGCAATAATTCTTGAAATAGGCATCCTTGACCTCTTGCATAGGTAAGCCGACTTGAAGAGCAAAGTATGATATAGCTAAATGACAATAGGCGTTCTGATTAAGAGAACGAGCCTTCTTTTCAGTCAACTCTACCATACTTTTACTCTCTTCAAGTTTCTTTACCCTAAGTTTGAATGATTCCAACTCCAAGCTGTTAGATAAATCGTACATCATATCTCAACCGCATTAAACGCTTGTTTTATCATTTCAACCTTACACCTTATCTCAAAATGGTAAATCCGAACTATCCCCTTGTGGCTGTGCAGGCTGCTGTCTTGGTGGGTATGGATTTTGTGGGTTCGTTGGATTCGCCACACCAGCCATATTAGCAGAACTAGCCATAGCCTGTTGTGCCGCCTGTGCGCCAGTCTGAACATTACCACTGAAACCACCACCTTGTGCAGGAGCTTGCTGTGTTTGACGGATAACATTCCAAGCGTTTACCGAGTTAAACCATCTTCCATTATACTCTCTAGCATTGATGTCGAACTGGACGGTAAGAATTTCACCAAACTGAATGTTAAGCTGGTCTATCTTGTCGTTTGTAACATCGAATGCCAGTTTCTTAGGGTACTGCTCTTGCGTTTCCAAAACATAGGTAATGCTACGCCACTGATTACCTCTTTGTGATGTTCCGCTTCTTTCAGGTAACACCACAATAATTTTTCCTTGTAGTTCCATTATTACATATTAATAATTTCGTCAATAAACTCATTTGCCAACATAACCCTAGCCTCCATAAGCGTTACATCGTCTCCGTTTCTCTCGATTTCAGCCCAATGAATAGGCTTAGACAACCAAGGACAGTATGTAATAAATATACCGCTTGTAGCACCAGTGCAGCTCATTTCTGCCATCATCTGCCAGTAGTACTTAGGCTCAACTTCTTTGAGTGATGCAGCATCGTGGATAAGTGTGCGATACTTCATATAAGTATTGATATTCGGACACTTGACCTCAATAATCTTAATATCACCACCATCACGACCATAGATTGCACCATCAGGAGAAGCAGCGAAGAAAGGGATTGTGTCGTGCTTACAAGAAGAAACTTCCGCAATCTCTACACCCTCGTTGAGCTGAACAAAACAAGCTTTTGCTTGGTCTTCCATATCAGCACCCCACTGCATTGCCTTGGTGTTTACAGAAACTTGGTCGATGTAGTCTTGGAATATATCGTCATCGTTCAAGAAATCGGGATTAAAAAGACGTTCACCTGCGATTTGATAAAGATACGCTTTTGCTGTCTCTGAGAAAACCTCATCTTTCTTGCGCCCAGACTTCATAAGGTCAGCAACCTTAGACCCTGTGATGTGACCGACCCTATTTCTGAACCACGTCAAACTCCGTTGTTCTACATTGTCGGTGATCATTTCTTTTCCTCCTTCTTGGCGGCATCAGCCTTGGCAGCTTCAGCAGCCTTTGCAGCAATATTCTCTTTCTTCTCGCTTTCGATGTTGTCAACATACTCTGGAGCGAAAGCATCAATATCCAAATCTTGAACATCAGAAGTATTGGTATTGATAACCGATTGGTCGAAAGTAACCGCATTCTGCATTTCGATTGATTTAGGAGCAAACTTCAAGATGGATTTGAGAACCGTCTTCTGAGCCATAGCATCGAAATCAGACTTCCAAGGAGAATTGAATCCAGCTCTGAAAGCTTGGCTAAACTTTGTAGCATGAGCCTTTACCTTTTCAATATCCCAATAAGCAACCTTCGTGAAACCATTGAGAAGTTCAAACTTAGCCATATAACCGATAACCTTATCTGACTTCTTTTGTTTCTTGTCGAAGACATATTCTTCATCGAACTCATCACCTGACACGTATTCACCTTCATGAACAGGAGCAGCGAGAATTTTCTTAAACTGACCGCTTCGTTGGCAAAGTTGGAGCAATCCTAAGTAACCAACTTGGAACTGAGCTTTCTTTCCATAAGGAATGATATAGCATTGACCCAGTGTAGGGATAACTTGCAACTGCATTGTTGCTGCAACCATAGCAGCACCGATAATACTCATAGGTTCAGCATTGCGAAGCTGCGGGTTTCCATTAGCTACGCTGATAACCGAACTCATAAAGCTATTAGCCATTTGTGGGCTATTCCAAACCTCGTTGAGTTTTCCAACAACGGCAGGTGAGTGCATCAACTCACCGAGCGACATATTGTTTTGCTGTGTCGCAACTTGTGTATTACTCATTTTATTTCAACTTTTTAAAATTAATTACTCGTATTTCCATTCCCAGTCTTTGCAAACATAATCTCCATTGTAGCTTGCGTTAGGATCAGTACAAATCTGAAGGAAGATACAATCGTGACAGCTCCTCTTATATTGGAGAGCGAATTTACTGTTTGCCATACCTGGAATGATTAATGTATTCTATCTAAATATCTGAAGTAAGTTTCCACGGTCGCCACATCACCTTTTTCATTTACGTAATCGTAGTGAAGTGGAACCTTACCGAGTTTTCTGCCCTCACCTTCTATGTAGTTGAGGTATGCCGCCTTTCTGGCAAGCTGTACCGACTTGCTCCGTGGAAGCTCCATGACACATGCATGAACCTTACGCAAGTCAAGTACAGCAAAGGCCATCTTGGCAGGCATTCTTGCTATTCTGTTTTCTATTTCTGTCATTACACTTCCATAATAGGAATCTCAGGGCAGAGCTTGCGAATCTTATCGAGTTCCGCATTGATTATCTTGTCACGAGACTCCTCGATGATACATTCTGCATCAGCAGAGATAAGCGTCAGTAATGCCATGTTGCCTTCGACGTGAGCGATAGTCTCGTTTGAAAGCTTCTCAGGCTCAGCACCCTTGAAAATAGGAATGCTGATAGTGAACGAAGGAGGAAGATTAGAGTCTACAGCCTTCTCATAGTTGTCAGTCACGGAACCATTGTCGCTGTATTCCTTCTTGATTGTTGTCTGAACCTTCGCCGAGAAGCTCTTGAGGAGATTGACGAGTTCCATGTTCTTCTCCTTTGTCTCGAAGAAAGAACGGTTGAGTCGGAAGAAGTCACCAAGCTGTACCGGTTTCCACAACTGACCGTCATTGATATGGAATCCCGTAAACTGACGAGACAGCTGAATAGAGCCGATGATTGTCTGTGTTGTGCGCTCATCATTCTCGTTTGTAACAAGAGTAACAACGAGCTTCTCTCTATTAACCAGGATATGCGTATGCTCTTTGTCAATCTGCTCTGTACCCCAACGCTTCTCAAGGAAGGCATAGATGCAGGTAATAACACCGTCTACCTGAAGATTAAGAGGCTCCTTTGCTGGAAGCTTATAAGGGTTCTCGCTACCTAACTCGCGGATAACAACCTCCGTATGATCCTGTCCAGGAGCGAGGTCTATCTGTAATTTTTCATTGTCCATTTTATGAAATATTTAAAAGTTAAAACAAAGTGAAAGCAGACTACATGGCCTGCTTGTCACGGTTAAATGAATATACGTTACTTGGGAGTTCGTCACGTGTTGCCGGACGGGAAGAAACAAGATTACCCTCCTTGTCATAGAAGGCTGTCATCTTAGAATCACGGTCAACGAACTTGTAAACCTTCTCGTTAACCATACTACCCTTCTGTTTGATTTCCTTAAGGAGAGAAGAAATCTCTTCCTTGATAGGCTTCAGCTCTGCCTTTTTCTGCTCACGAAAATCCTTGATTTCCTCCTCGATATCAGAGGCACGTGCGGATTGAAGAGCGAACAGATCTTTCTTCTTCATCAGCTCATCTGAGTTGAATCGCTTGATGAACTCCATTTTTTCAACGGAGTCAGCGTTGTTGGCGAGGAAGTCCTCACGCTCCTCCAGGTCCTCGTACTCGTGACCCAGAGTTGCCGAAATAGTTGCTTTTTCTTTTGCCATTGTTATATGAATTAATGTGTTAATACTCGGCGCCAGCGTCCACGCTTGAATTTCTTGGATGCGTGGATGCCAAACAATACCGGAGTTGTTACGCCTGTCATCATAGGAAGCATGTTGCCATTCTTCAGCAGACTCCTGAAATGTGAAGAGGTAACAGGAGCGTGGCAGATGATGTTCTTCTTGACATCATAAAGATTGCCGTACTTAGATACTACACCCATTACTCACCCTCCTCCATTACTTTCAACAACTCACGGAGACCTTCAACGTCCGGCATCTCTCCGTTTTTAACTTTCTCCTGGAGCTCATCGAGCTTCTTCATCTTAGCGAGGAAAGAGTTCTTCTTGTCCTCAAGCGAATTGAGACGCTTGGTGATTGCCAGTTCCGGGTTGTCACTGAGAATGATGTCCAATGCGATGTTGGAGAAGAGGTTCATGTTATTCTCCTTCTTGCCTTCATCTTCTACCTCGTCAAGGTCACGAGTAAACTGGTTTTTGCCGTCGATGACCTTCTTGATTTCGTTGAACTCAGAAGGATTCTTCGAGATGTCGAATGCTCTGTCAACAAGAGCCTGCTTGTCAATTACTACACTGACGATAATTTTGTCTTTGTTGTCCATAATTTAAAATATTTAGAATTAAACTACTAGTCTTCCTTATCCCAACCAAGGAGACGTGCGACGAATGCGCATACTGCGAACATAGCTACTGTGGCTACGAGACTATTGAAAATGATAACCATATCTTTTAGATTTTACACCTTATTATATTATATAGCAGTCGGACGGTGGATAATCAACGATTTTCCACTCGTTCTTCTTTATCTTGATAGCCTTACGGAATATCACGACAGATTCGCCGTTATGACGTTTCCCGTTGTGGGCAATAAGTCTTGCCACGACAGCCTTGGTCGTTATCGAGAACTCCCTGAGCTTAGAGGTATAGAGGCTCTTGACATCACATATCACAATCTTCTCGCCTTCCCGGTAAACGAAGTCGGCAGTATAGTTATGCCCGTAAAGCAGTGACCTTCTCTCGTACTTAACCTTAGTCTTAAGCTGCTTTGGTTTCAGCATCCATACCGGGTTGATGGCCGTGATGGTCACCTGCCTGTGGATGCAACTTATGCCAGGATCATCAAGGATTGTCTGCAAGTACAGATACTCTTCTCTTGAATCGTATTCGTTCCCGTCAGGAGCAAAATACTTCTTTGAACCTACTCGCCCCATGTCTTGCCGGCCTCCGCTCCGGGATTTTTGAATAGCAGATTAATAGCCTCAGAGCCGTACCTCTGCCACATTTTATTACCCCACTGAACGAGGTATTCACCCTTTCGGGCCTCAAGTTTACCGTCCGTATATTCCGGTTTAAGGCGAACAGTAATATCCCTTCCGTTCTGTTCTATGCTTTCAACGCATTCCAGATTCCGAAGAGCATTAATGTTTTCCTTACTGATTCTTATTGTATTTTTAACTTTCATCTTGTATAGTAAAACCTCTCCGTTTAGCCTACCACGCAAGGCAGGAGAGGCGGTTTCACGTGGTAATGTTTTATGGAGTAGAAAGCCAATGTTAAAGGGAGGAGGAAGATTTGACTCCCTCACTCCCACAAACAAATAATCAAAAACTATAAATTTATGGCACTCACAATTAAGTGAGCCGCATGCAGGACTCGAACCTGCGACCAACCACCATGCTAGGCTGCTCTGACCAACTGAGCTAATGCGGCTTGTTCCTCCTACCTTCACAGGCAAGAGGATTATTTAATACTCAAAAAAAAATACTTTGAAAAGGGACTGACCGCTGTCAGCTAAAAAGTAAAAAAAACATTTTCGGATTTTACCTAAGAAGCCCAGGGGAGACTCCAACTCCCAACCTCGCGGAAAGTACCACGGCTCTATGCAGTTGAGCTACTGGGCGACGCATAAGTTAACCAATCAAAATTCTTGAAAAACGAAAGAAAATTGGGAAGAGAGGATGGATTCGCACCATCGACCTCCAAGGGTCTTCCCCTGGTGCTCTGCTGCTGAGCTACTCTCTCATAGAAAATAAAAAATAATCTATTCTAAATGGGGATAACGTATCCTATCTTCGCAGATCAGATACGCGAATGAACAAATCTTTCACCTAATTTTAATTTAAAATATATGAAAACCTTTGTGGCAGGTGCAGAACTCGAATCTGCGACCTCTAGGACATGAACCTAGCGAGCTGACCAACTGCTCCAACCTGCGATGTGTGCAGCCTATTCTCACGAACAAGCTGCATGTGAAAACTGAGTAAAAATTGAATATACAATGAATTACATTTTTGGAGGAGATAGAGGACTCGAACCCCCATTTCACGGCGATAAGAAACGGTATCATCTAGTTGCCGCTGTGCTTCCAATTACACCAATCTCCTCTTTTATCTGAATTAGCAAGAACCTCAAGTCTGTGTATTCTACACCTTATATATAATATAAGAGGCTTGCCAACGCCAACCATTCTCGATGGTGGACTTGCATGGCCATAGGGTTCTTTGACTCTCCGGTGCCGGGGTTATAGGTCCAGGCACCTTCGGCCAGAGATTTACATCTTCTTCTCATTGATCCTCCGCTTACCACGACAATTCTTCGTTCCGTGGCAGTTCGGCGGATGGGAAATTTATGAAAGAGTAAATCACGTCTAACTGGTCTTCCGTGCTACGTGCGTTCCTTCTGGGCATCTTCGCTATAGGTTCCCGACCTGAGATAATTAAAACCGCTCTACCCGTACTATCTTACACGTACACTAACGCTATAATGCGCTATATGTCCAATATGTCAAAGAACTACTTCTCCAATCCTTTCCGAACCTCCCCCGATGCAAGATTGTGGCTGCACGAACTACCTACTTTATAAGGTATAAGGACTTACCTTTGCGCCGTCAGAGAGGAATTCAACTACTAAACGGAACTAAAAAGAGTGTGACTGAGGTGAGGATCGAACTCACGCCCCGGTGATTAGGAATCAACCTGCTCTATCCACTGAGCTACTCAGTCTGATTGGGGCGAAAAAAGCTAAACGAATAGACATCGCCCCAAAATAATCTACCGCTGTAGATTAAACCCTAATAACTAACAACTAATAACCATACTCTCACGAGCAAATGAAACAAATCTATAACTTTAACCATACCAATATTTCAGCATACTTTATGCTCTTCAATGAGCTCATCTATATCGGACTTTTTGAAGAATGCGGTGTTACCTATCATATAATGATGGATCTGACCGCTCTTTCTTAAGTCGTGTATATAGCCTGTACTCATGCCGATATACTCGGCAAACTCTTTTGTTGAGAGCCATATCTTTTCGACAGGCTCTACTGATACTTTCTTACGAGGCATAGGCTTAATCTGTATATTCGTCACGCAACAAACTGGCGGCTTTTGCCAACTTCTCTATCAGAGAAAGTGTTTCTTTGCGACTAAGCAATACCGATACTCCGTCAAGTTCCTCTTCTTCATCACTATCATAGATAGTAACACAAACTAAATCTTCTGTAACCTTCGTAGGATTTTTATTTTCATCAGCAGAAAAGGAAGTTGTAGTCTGAACTTGATATTCTACTTCGTCAAAACGAGAAGTATCCCTTTCAAGGTATTTCTCGCAATGGTTTTCCTTGATGAATTTATCATTAATTTCTTCTTGTGTCATAACCTTACTTTTTAAACTCTAATAAATTTTCACCTCTTCGTTCATAAAGCAATCTAAACGCCTCTTTTCCTTCCGGTGTTATCAGCGTCTGGTTGCCTGCCCATTTGCTATATTTTCCTTTCGTGTCGTTTATATGAAAATATGTATGAGCATACTTGGCGTAAGGAACGAGCTTGTTCTTCTGGTCTCGATAAATAAACTTATCTCTTATCAACCAATCTATAAAGGTCTTCCGCTTTATGTTTAGCTGATGCGCCACCTTCGTAAAGTTCGTAAGAAGATTTCTTGCCACCAAATCGTCGAAATATTCTCCCTTCGGAGCGAGATGCTGATTTTCTTCTTTCAGCTCTTTGTTTTGAGCCTCCAAAGCGAGACCCTTCTCGTACTGATCCGCCCAGGCTCTCGCCGCTTCAGCAGGATTCGAGAAGTTTGGCATAACAATCTCGTTCTTTCGGGTCTGATTTTCCAGCTCTTCCCAACGCAGTACCAGCTTTGCTCTTGCTTCATCATTGAACTTGGTAGCAATGTAAAGGCATTCTGTCTTGCCGAGAGAATAGCATGGTCTCATTTCGCCTTTAGCATCCTTATATTCAACCAGCGCAAACTTGCGCCCGTTAACTTTAACCCATGCTTCTTCCATTTCTCTGATAGAGCGCATCACATCCTTGTGGTTTCTACCTGTAACCTCAGCTATCTCTAGTGAGGTCATTGCTTCTTTTCTAGCTATTTCCTCCATAATCTAACTTTTAAAGTTTACTTCTCGACCGGAACAGCCTCGATAACCAATGTCTTGTTATCGAAGTTAGCCTTCGTTTTGTACCTAGCCACACCTTCAGGTGGTTCGGTCTTACCTATCAGCCAAGCGTACTGTCGAGCCGACATGATAGCTTTTGCTGTCTCAAACACAAAAACCTCGATTTTTCCAGGCTTTATGCTCAAAATGTCTGACTTTGTCAACTTTTTCATCTTGCTTTATTTAATATTAACTAAAATAATTTGGAGGGGACGCAGGAAAGTTGTATATTTGCATTGCTAATGTAAGATACGGCACTTTCGGTCGCATCCGCCTCCGTTTGTGTCGGTATTGCTTTATTGCTTGAACCGGTTCACGAGTGCAAAGGTAACACAAAAAGGCGGACAAAGCAAATCTTTTTCGGATTTTGTTCACCTTCTTAACTTACCTTAACCATTTAGCCGGTTTTAGTTACGTACACATAACTAAAAGGTTTGAATTATGAATGGAGTTATCGAAAGAGTTAACATTCTCATCAAAGATTTAGGGTTAACACCTAACGCTTTCGCAAAGAAAGTCGGTCTCGGATCGTCTAACCTAAGCAGAAAGCTTAAAGGAAGTACGCCTTTCACCGCCAAAGACTACCTCAAGATCAGTGAAGCGTTGGAGATAAGTCGAAATTGGTTAGAAACAGGAGAAGGAAGCCGATATGATGATGTTCCAAGAATGTATGATAGAAGCCTAGTTAATATGGCTATCGACAAGTCTGTCGGACAAGCGATTCATGGAAAAGATGCAAAGCCGTTCTACGATGTTGACTTTGCATTAGGGTTCAGTGAGATGTACAATGATACACCGAACACCCCTACGAAGTACATATCTGTCCCAGGTTACGAGAAAACTGATTTCTGGTGCAGAGCTTCGGGGGACAGCATGAAGCCTCTAATAAGTAATGGAGACATCATTGCCTTGAAGGTCATACCTGACTGGACAGAATTTTTGCCTATGAATGAGATTTATGCAATAATGACGAAGAACGACCTAAGGACTGTAAAGGTTATCCGTAGGGGTTCTGACAATGAACATTTCACCCTCCACGCAATCAACGAGGAGTACGAAGACCAGGAAATAAAGAAAGAAGCCATCACCAAGGTGTTCAAGGTACTTGGCTCGTTAAAGGCATTATAATTAATAAAAATATAAATTATGAAGAGAATATTAATGATATTGACAGCAGCGTTGTTCTCCTATACATCTTATTCGCAAGTTGTAATGGGAAGAGACATAACTACGACCAGCAAGAAATACACAGCATTCCTTGCGACCAAGGGATACAGACCATACGAAACGGTTTCTGGAGTAAAGAAGTTCAAGGTTAGGTTTGCTGGTTTCAATAATATAAGAGAAGAAGTGCACTATGACACTAGCAATGACTCAATCACGCAAGTAAAGTTTGTATTCGAGAACAGAACGCAAAGCGAACTAGAGGATGCATACTTCACTCTTCTCAAACAATACAAACAGAAGTATCCTAATGGAGAAAATGGAGACATGAAATGGGAAGGCTTTGATATGTACATGTGGCACTACAACCCATCCAAAGGCTCGAAGAGGTCTATATATCTAAGCATAGACAACATCAAGCATGAGATGCAGGTGCAATACTTCTCAAACTACGAAGAGAAAGAAAACAAGAAAATAGAAATTAGTAGTGATATATGAAAACAGCTAAAGAAATCCTTGACGGGAAAATCTACAATAGATTCGATCTAGCAAGAGCTTGCGAAGATGTAGCGCGCTTTTTCGAAGAATCGGAAGCAAGTTCCAAGTTAATAATCAGCGGGAAACAATTTGATGACATAAGACCAGACGCAGACTTCTACGGATACTTTATGTACCAAGGTGACGAGGCCGTAAACAAACTTGTAAACTCTAGAATAGCAACAGAAAAGATTGGGTATATCGGCTTAGGCTTTGCCTTAATAGAAGCAGAAAGCTCTTGCGTCAGAAAACTTGTTGACGAGCTTAGGAAGAACAAATTCTACGCAGAAAGAGTTTGTACAGGGATTTATGTTGTGACAATAATATAATTTTTGTGAGTAATATGTGAGTGGGTAATCACTGATTGCAGCAAAAATACTCAGAAACAGCGAGTTACTAAGATGTTAGAGGGTCTTCCCAAGCCTGTGAGGCGGGTTCGACTCCCGTATCTCGCTCAAGTATTGATAATCAACCACTTACATCGTTTTTCACTATAAAAACATAATCAAAAATCATCATTTTCACCCACAAAATAGGTACAAAATCGTGCATAATGTACGCCAATGTGAGTAGTTTTGTGAGTAATATGTGAGTAAAATTGAGTTGTGAGTAAAAATTGTGAGTAAAATCTGTGAGTAAGTATGAATAGCATCAAGACATACGTTGAAGGAAAGTCACTGAAGGTTTTCTTCATCATAAGTTATCAAGGAAAGAGATTCCAGGTCTATACCGGAATCACGAGTACGGTCAAGTTCAGCGGGATGATCTTCCCGAAGAGTGTTCCGAACGCAAGAGCCAAGACGGCAATGCTTGCAAGACTGTTTGCGTCCGTGGAAGAATACATCTATATGAATACCGATCTTCCTGTAGCAAGGATGAAGGACGAAATCAAAGCCATCATCAACGGAAGGTCCGCATCGGTAGAGAAGAATATCCTCTACTACATCGATGAGTTCATCAAGACCAAGGCCAAGGACAGCACCAAGGAGATATTCCTCAGAACTAGGAAGAGGATTGAATCTTTCGATGAGCACGCAGACTTCGACAACATCGACAGGGACTGGCTTGAAAGATTCCAAGCACACGAGCTTCTGAAAGGACGCATGAGCGGTGGAATAGCCATCGACCTCAGAAATATACGCACGGTATTCAACTGGGCCATAGATAATGAGATTACCACCAGATACCCTTTCCGTAAGTTCTCCATCAAGACCGAGCGTCAGCAGTACCTGTATCTGAACGCAGAGGAGATGAGGGAGTATCGTGACTTTCCGGTTGAGCCTTTTATGGAGAAGTACCGTGACTTGTTTATGCTCGGATTCTACCTGATTGGTATCAATCTCTCCGACCTGCTCGAACTTCCAGCTGACTGCATCAAGAAAGGGCGCATCCAGTACAAGCGCAACAAGACAGGCAGGCTCTACGACATCAAGGTTGAGCCGGAAGCTATGGAAATCATCAGGAAGTATAAGGGAAAGAAGCACCTTCTGTGTATCCTGGATGACGGAACGAAAGAATCAAGCTTCCGAAGAACGCTCGGCGATTACCTGAAGAGAATCGGACCTACCGAGATGAAGAAGAACAAGCGTGGCGCCTTAATCAAGAAGGAAATCAATCCACTTCACAAGGATATTATATGGTACACTGCCAGAAGAAGCTGGGCCACCATAGCGGCGAGCATTGATATTCCGAAGGAAGTTATCGGCAAGGCTCTGGGTCATAGTGAGTGGGATAGCGACACGACTTCGCTCTATATTCAGTTCGACAATAAGAAGATAGACGAGGCGAATCGAAAAGTCATAGACTATCTGAACGGTTAACAAAGAAAATCCCCACGCCATCGGCAAATGACGTGGGGGGAAAGTTGTTTTATGACAAGCATCTATTTATCGAATTCGTTCAAATCCTTGGTAAGCTCAGAGATTTTATTTGAAATCTCATCACACCTCTTATCGGAATGATTCATCGCATCGATAAGTTGTCTCAATGTTATCCTGTGCTTGCAGTAATTAACCTTTGCGTGTTCGCATGTCCATCTCTCCCTCCACAACATTTCCAGTAAGACGTAGAATCGGATAATCCTACTCTTCTTGACGATCTGATGGATTGCAGTATCCGACTCTTTCTCCGCCTCCTTCAGCTTCTCCTTTGTCTCAATCAGCTCTATTTGAAGTTTCTCGTTGCAGCGGAGAGTGTAGCAGACTTCGGTAGCAAGAAGTGTAATGACAAAATAGTCAGCAAACACGTCCCAGATTCCAAGGAACGCTTCCACAATACAGAAGCATATCCCGATGACAATGCACACGACAAAGATGTCGATGCGGTCGAAAATCATTTTTAATCTTTCTTTCATACGCTACAAATCGTTTTTATAATCGTTAGAAATAATCCAGGAGCTCATTACAATATTGAATATCAGCAGGAGAACAATGATAGCCCAGTACTGCCCGTCGGTAAGCTCGATGGTAAGATAATCGAAATCCTCGAAGTTCTTTCTGTGCCATTCCTTTTCTACAATCGGACCGATATACTCGGCGTACTTTTCGAGATTTACAGGATTACTCATAAACCAGTCTCTACTCTTAACGCCTACGACCGGGCTATCACACCATGAAAATGCGTTGCACCACTTGACATTCTTGTTTTTGTCAATACCGACGCACACGACAAGCTCATTCTTGTTGCCGCCCTGCCAGTATGAGCGCTGCTTTTCAACAATTTCTTCCGGCTTGTTCGTAAAGAACAGGACGAAAACCCTAAACTGCTTCCGCTCGCCATAGTATCCGTTCAGCCATCTCATCGCCTTCTCCTGGTTCTTCGGAATCTTCAGTCCAAGCACAGGGTTCTGGTCATAAAGAACGATATCCGGATACTCGAACAGTCCAAGCTTTCGTGCCTGCTGATAATCAATATCCTCAAACTTGAAAATAGAACGTGAGGCTTTCACTTTATTCTTATAATCGTGCTCGGAAGATAATGTGTACGAGTTTTCAATGGAACCATCCCACGCCCATTCCTGAGCATCGCCATCCTTAGTGTAGTAATCCCTGTGCATATCAATGAACACGCTAGGGGTTCCGAGAATCTTTCTGACTACATTAAACTCATTGTCGGTCATGAAGTATTCCTCCTTGTTCCTAGCATCGAAATAAGTCCAACGTTCAGGGTGATTGTCAACATATGAGCAATCATACGTTTCCGTACGTTGATGCTTTCCGCTTCCAACGGTCCTTGTACACGTGCGGTGTATGTACTCATTCCAGGCATCGTAATGACGGATTCTTGTCACGTAGCTTCCGAGATATTCTGTGTCAGCTGCATTGGACTGCTTGAACACGAACTCCATGAGGATGCCTATGAGGATGGATGGAACAATGAGTACTGCGTATTCCCACCAGGTGGTCTGCTTCCTGAAGAAAATCAACAGGAAAGCAGCAACCACGAATGGGATTAGGAATATGAATATTTCCATAAGCCGTTACTTCTTGAACAGGTCTACGTCGTTATCCTCTCCAAGCTGCATGATCATCTTTGTCTTGGATGAGGAGATAACCTTGTATTCGATAGGCTTGGTGTCAGAGATGAACCACTTCGCCGGATATGTCTTCACGAGCGTCTCGTGCTCACGGATGATATCGAGCATCCTCTCCTGTGATGTCTGAAACTCGGAGCGCTGAATCTCTATAGACTGCATGAGGTCCTTGTATAGCGAAACGTCGAAGTTAGGATTACTTTCCTTGATCCACTTCATAAGAGAGCCGTCTCCCTTTGAGTATCTGCCCTCAATGAGTTTCGGATAGATGGACTCGAATGCGGACTTGTACTCATCCGTAACCTGTGCCTTCTGCTGAAGAACCTTCCACATCTTGTCGTGAACACCCTCAATCTTGCCACGCTGAGCCTCTGACTGCTGTCGAAGTGAGATTTCCTGGTTGTTGTAATGGAAATAACAACCGATAACTGAACCTGCGGCGAGTACTACTATTGCGAGTACTGATGCCAAAATAATGTTTTTTACACTCATAATGTTTAAAATTTTAAAAAATTATACTTAATCTTTTGGATTTGACAACTTGTTATTTAACCTGATATAGAAGTCTTCCTCAGACTCTCCGTTCTCCTTGAAGTCAAGATTATTTTCCTCAACGAAGTCAAGGATGGAATAGACGCTCTTATTGCCGAGATTCCTGAGTTTCATAAGCTCTGACCTTCCGCGTAGATTACGAACCAGGTCACCTACTGTATATACGTCGAAGGTTTTGAGTGCATTCAGGATGCGGACAGAGAAGCCGCAGTCATTTATATCCCTGGAAAGGATCAGCGGAGGAAGTACTGCGCTACTTACAGGCTTGTCTCCTTTCGCGCGCCGGTATTCGTCGAAGCTTACCTGTAGCGACTTGATTACCTTCTTCAGGCGCTCAACCTCATACTGCAAGGTTCTGTTCGTTGAAAGCTCAGCAATTACAATATCCTCGTTGTAGGTGAGTTTATTACAAGTCTTTTCTGCAATCTGCCTGATTCTCGTTGCAGACACGCCGTACTTGATTGACAGCTCATCATAGGTCATTCCGTTAATGATGTCCTTCAGAAGACTGGACTCACGATAGGTAAGATTCGGTAATACACCAAGATGTGACATTGTATTGATTACACCGAACAGCATGCCTACGGCGTTTGCAGCCAGCTTGCCGTTTGCGGTAGCTCTGTCTCTCAGCTCAGTGAGCTCGACGTTGATTGCGCGCTTGCGATACTCGACTTCCTTGAGCTTCTCGTCAATCATCTTCTCGTTTGCTGCAATCATCTTGTATTTCTGAGCATATTTCTCGATATCCTCGCTGTTGACATACAGGATGCCGTGTTCGCCTACGTAGCTTCCAAGGATGCCTTCCTTGATGTAGTTACTGATTGTCTGTCTTGATACTCCCAGTATCTCGGCAGCTTTGTTTCTTGTTATTCTTGCCATGTTACTAATGTTTATCGTTTTTCTTCATTTACATATATAACACCTCTATACCCATAAGAATAAATGGGATAGCCAAGCGAGTCAAACCTTATTTTTTATCAACTACAATATATATAATATACCATAGTAGTTCGTACTCCTTGTAAAGCCAGCATAAGTCTTCTGATACCCACAGAGCTTTGTTCGTTATGGTCGGCTTTCTCATTTCTGATATGGGCACCCGTCGTGAGGTGACACGTTGCGGGATTTACACAACCATAATGTAACTTACCTGACAGAGCAGTTTTATATATCGGTCGATAACTCCGAAGAGGACTGCACGGATTGAACCTCGTATGTTTTTTTGCTTGGAACTTTGAGATAGGGTAAAGAAAAACCCTATCCGCCGTCTGGGTCACGCTCCAAACTTTGGATAGGGTATATCGTTGTAGTTGAACTAGTCAACTATATAGATAATCTTATTTATTTGCTAGCGCGTGACTTCTAACAAGCACTGCAAAGATACTACGATTTTCTATTCCGTGCAATAGTTCCGTTTATGCCATAAACCAGACTTATTAAAGTAAAAAGTGAGGACAAACGTTTCAAAGATACTGGTACAGCTAAAAGATTCGTGTGGCGCAAAACCTGCTAATTTCAATATTCATTAAAGTACAGAATATTTACAATTAACGTAGTTTAAGAAAAAAGTGCGATTTTCTGTGCTTTTTCAGTGGTTATCTTAATAAAATAGCCGCCTATCTGTTAAGTGACAAGCGGCTAGTTGTATGAATTAATCCTTGACTTCGCACACATGTTTTACGATATACGCGAAACCGATGAGTACGACGGATGATAGAAAGGAAGCAATGCCGATGGGGATTCTATCTATTGCGGCATAAGCTTTGAGGTCCGAGTCAAATATTGCTGCGCCTAGATTGTAGAGGACAACCAATGCAGACACGACAGCGGCAATATTTCCGGCTATCATGAGAATCTTTACTACTAGTTTTTCACTCATATAAATTCGCTTGACCGTGTTGCGTAGGGCTTGGTTATTAATTGCAGGAGCCGAAGCTCCCTATTTTTGGCTAATCGGGGCCGTTTTAAAAAATCCCCTCCTACCCTCACGGGCAAGAGAGGACACTCATTTAAACAATCTAGCTATGAAAAACTAGAAATATCTTATTTTCCGCACTTAACAACTTCGAAAACACGATGCTCTCTGTCGGCGGAAAGTCTATTACCTTCTTCATCGCATATGTGGCCATCTTCGTTGACCCATAGCTTCTGGTCGAACATCTTGTCACACATGCCGAGGACAAGAAGGTATTCCTGTGCTTCAATGGAAACATTCTTGCCAGTCTTCTCTGCCTGCCTGAAGTTCTCTATGAGCTCCGGATTAAGGTCAGGCGCTGTATCATCGTACTCGTCCATCTCTTCGTGATATTGGAAGTTAAGTGACTCCAATTCCTTTACCATAGCGGAATTCGTTGTAATCTCGCCTGTAAGCGCCTTTACTGCCGTCTTCCTTATAAGCTCGGCATACTTTTCCTGGCACTCATTAATGAGTTCTTTCGTATTATCTTCTACCATATTCGTTATTTGTGATTGGTTAAACATTTGCAGAGGTGGTGGTTAGCAACCTCCAGTTTGACTTAATCGTCATCTAGACCATTATCCAGATCGTCATCGTAGACGCCGAACAATCTCAAGGTATTGCTGTCAATCTCGGTCTTGCCTACAATGTAGCGCTGTGTCATCTGTATATTAGGCATACCGTTACTGGTATGTCCCATCATGACGGCAATCTGCTCAAGAGGCACTCCCTTCTTTGAGAGATTCGTTGCGAATGAACGCCTGCCGGTATGGGATGACACGAACCGATACTTCTTACCAGTCTCTTCCTTGCCTGCCTTGAACACCTTCGTATTCGCATCTATTCCGCAGTCACGGCAGATGTCGCGGAGTGCTCTATTGAACGTCCTTTCACCTATCTCACCCGGAAGAGGCTCGTCGCCAGTACCGCACACGAGGAACGGACGGAGCTTCTTGTGAAGTGGAACCCTTACCTCGGTCTTTGTCTTCTGTGTCACGTAGACCAGGAAGTGTCCGGTATCATCTATGTTCTCTTCCGTCATTCTCTGGCAGTCGCTGTAACGTGCGCCACAGAGACATTCCATGATAAACATTCTCTGAACATATCTTTTTGTTTTCCCGTGAGGATTGTACTTGATGATTCTGTTTATCTCCTCATCAGAGAGATATACAGACTGGACCGGTACTGCCTTCGCTCTAAGTATTCTGCCGAACGTAGGACTAGGAATTTCCCTGGTAGCATCGTTCTCACGTATCACAGCCTTGATGGTTGCACATACGGTTCTTGCCGAGTTAGGAGCGTAGTTCTCCTGGATCTTCTCGAAGAGGTCGCGAAGGTTGTCGTCCGTGATGTCTTCCCATAATGGCTTATGTCCAAGCATCTCCTCGAACATCCTTACAACCTTAATAAGCTTCGGATATTTCCAGATGTATGCGCCATAGAACGTGTCATGCCTCCAGGCGTTGCTGTGATAATTGGCGAACCAACCCTGCTTGATGGCAGTCTTGTACTTCTGCTGCTGAGTGTAGCTCAGAAGTCTCTCCCAATCTCTTGTCTTGATTCTTATTTCTTCTGTCATAATTCTATAATTTTGGTTACTAGTGGCAAAGATACGAAAAGTTTATAATATAAACCATCGTCTTTGCCGTTTTTAACGCTAATTTAACCTTCCGAAGCAGTCTGTTTCTCTACTGAAACGAGTTTTATAATGGAACCTCTATGATCATTCCATGCACACTGGTAGTCTTCAGCCTCATTCAAGGCGTCTTTATATGATTCGGCTTGGAATACGTATGGATTCTCCTTAGGAACGAAAATTCCATCATCGTAAGCAATCTTATACTTTGCTGCATAGACACCAATATAGCCGTTCAACTCATCGTTCAGACTAGTAGCGATGTCTGCAAGAAGGTCAACGGCTATATCGTCATCAGTAGCTTTTGCTTCCGGGAACTCAAACCCTACAGAAGTGCATCGGCTATGAATGATAGGGATTGCTGTATCGCTGTCGCCTACTTCTACGATGTTCACCTCCCTGTTGTCGCCGGCACGTACAGGCCAATCGAACACCTTTCTGCTCACATTGTGCTCTCTCATAATCTCACGGATGGTGCATGCAAGCTCCATCTTTGCTGTTGAACGCAACTCATCAATCTTGTCTTTCAATACTTTCTTATCCATAATTCATTGACTTTTATCTTTTAATAACATTGCTCGCAATCTCCATTATTTCGGAATTCGTGCAATTTAAAATACCCGGGCTACTTTCGACAATTTCATCAATTTCATCATCAGTGTAGCCACAATCAAAGTGTAACAGGTCATGTATGTAACCCATTGATGTAATCTTTCTGCTCATAATCTTTAATATTTTGGTTTATAGAAACCGCTACGATATGTAACGGTTTGGTTTGGCTAAACTCTGTTCGTGAATCCGCTCTCTAGCTTATCTCGGACAATATTCTTGAATCGACCAAGCATCTCATCCAACTCCCATCTGTTAGGATTGTTGTAGAGACCGGATGCGTAGGTTCTCGCATCCTCCAAAGATGCAAGGATGTTACGAATAGCCTGCATCTCATCGTCAGTGGAATTATAGCAGTCAAAGCTGCAAGTAAGTCCGTTGTCGTAGTTGTCGAACTTCTTTCTCGGGTAGGCTTGGTTGTGGCATTTCACGACTAACTTCCTCAGCATCTCCTTGCAGTCAACCATGTCGTTGATAATGTCTTGTAGGTCGTGTGGGGCGCCATTTGTTCCGTGTCCATCTGGCCCAACCCAGTTAATAGCCTCCTCGCTTGGGTCAAAGTCTCTCCAGTACTCCTCCAGCTTGTCGGCGAAGTCGCACTCGTTGTCCGTCTCGAACCAGATAGAAACAATGAAGTCTTGGTCTTGTGGGGAATTCTTCTCTAACTCGACGCAAACCTCACCTCTTTCGTTAGGTGTATCGTCAACATTATAACTCCAGTCTAAATCCTCAGCTAATTTCAAAAAATCATTCATATCTTTAATTTTAATTGGTTAATACTGGGAGCGTGAAACAATAATGTTCCACGCCTTGTTCGGCTTTACACCGGCAGAGACACGATGTATTCCTTTTTCTTCTTTCGTGTTCTGCTCTTCACAGTGAATCCACAAAAATCTCTCAGCCACCCGGCAGCATTGCCTATGAACGGCTCGTTCACCATAAGGATAGGACGAAGCATTCCGCTCTTCTTCATGTACTGATAGTCTATGAAGTCGAACGAATCATCCGGGTCCTCACTCTTTTTTGCCCATATGTTCACGTCGAGATAGTCTATGAAGTCTCCCTCTGGCGGGTTATCCATCTCGATAAATCTCTTAGGGGTCAGGAGAATCGTTTCCTTTGCCTCATGGGTCATAAAGAAATTCTCTACAACCTCGTTGAACGTATTCATGTCCATCTGTTTCTGGACGATGCCCTTTCTCTTCATGATGTCGGAAGCTTTGAGCATTCTTGTTCCTCTTCTTGCTGTTGCCATAATTCACAAATTTTTAAATGGTTAGACATAGTACCCTCCGAAGAGGGTTTTTGGCTAGTGTGCAAGGAATCCTACCGCCTGGCCCTTACCGATGGACCAGCATAGTCTGTCTTCCTTCAGGCACTCTGTGCAGTTCCCGGTACAGAGCAATGTGCCTTCCGGAGCTGATGTCTCGCTCTCGAAGATAGGATGTGCCTCAGGGAATCCGTGTCGGTTGTCCATATTTAGACCAAGCCATCCGCTGAAGAGAATATGCATGTTCTCTGGAATGACGTTGCCCTCATCAAGGTACTCGTTGCATACGTCGAACATCTTGGTGAATGCCAGGAACTTTGTATCCTTGTGTTTGCGTGCAATCTCGCACATCTTGTCAAGATACCATTTGTTCTTGATGTCGCCGCCGATGTGGAATCGGAAAGCACGAGGGTATCTGTAGTCGAGATACCCGTCAATCTCCTTGAAGTATCGCTCAGGATCCTCGTGTAGGATGGCAGAGTTGATGGCTCTCGTCTTGATGACTTCCTTGTAGATCATGTCGTTGCGTAGGTCATAGCAACTTTTCGAGCACGCAGCGCAGTTGCCGCAGTCCATGACCGGGATAAGCGATACAGATGGGATCGCTCCCAACTTGTTGTTGCCCTCACTGATCTTGACGTGCAGGTTCTCTACGTTCTCTAATGCATTCTCGTAAGCTGCCTGTGCCTTAGACAGACGGTTTTTCATACCTTCCTTGTTTAATGTCCAGTAATTTCTACTCATAATTCTAATTTAATTGGTTAAACATAGAATCGGTTACCGAATCAGTAACCGACTTTTGGCTAGCATGGCTCCCGGCTGGCGCCTTACTATAAAAGTTCGATCAAGAGAGCTTTAGCTCGAAGGATTACCTCCAGTAATAACTGGAGGAGATCCTTCGTTGCAGAAGCTCTTGTAAACACAAGCTGCCGAGCCACCATGCTTCAGGTGGCGAACCTTACGTTCTACTGATGATTACTTGTTCTCGCTCTTGGCTTTCTTCCACTCAAGAATCTTGCCCTGGATGTTAATGCCAGAGTCCTTGATAAGCTGCTTGAGAACACCGAGCATTCTCCAACCCTCTTCGTCGTAGAGCTTTGCTTTAGACTCAAGCTCCTTCAATGAGTTGGTCTCTGACATCTTGCGGCCGTTCTTCAGGAATCTTGCTCCGTGGAACATGATGAGGTTTCTCATCGTGTAGTAGGAACCTGAACCCTTGTAGGCAGTAATGAACGCATCAGCCTGCTTGGTATCCCAAGCGAGATGCTTGCGGTTCTTGTTGAACTCGCGAACTGCACCGTAGAGCTCCTTGTAGGTCGGTACAGCACCCATCTTGTTGGCAAGGTCACGGAGAGGATTGTATACCTTTCTATCCAAGTCAGCGACAAAAATGTCCTCGTTCTGAAGACGGATATAAGGATTACCCTTGCAGGTATGCTTGTATGTCTTCTTCTTGTTTCCATCCTTGTCTTTCTTGACAGTGTAGATGCACTTGTCGTCGATATAGCTGCGGAGCTTGCTGATGTAGTCAATAGCCATGTCGTGTGCTACGCAACCGTTGAACCAGCGATTTCTCGCATTGGTGTTCTCGTAGTCCTTGTGGTCACACATCTTCATCTGAGCGTAGAGCTCATTTTCAAGCATGCGCCACTGATACTCGTATCCCTTGCGCTGCAACACATCGTTGAATGACAGATAACTCTTATCCATGTCTCGCAACATGTGGAACATCTGACTCATCACCCAACGACGGAAGAGCTTCCAGTTACTTACGTATCCACCCTCGACAATCTGCTTGCCTACCGCATCGATGGTTGCATCGTCCATATCAACAGGGACAGCCGCACCATTTTCGATTTTGATAAGCTGATCATCACCGAGAGGGAAATATTTACTAGTATCAACACCTGCTGCCTTAAGAGCTTCGAGTCGCATCTGCGCCTTGGTTTTCTTACCGGTAGCTGCTGTAGCCTCTACATTGTTAGTTACGATGTTCAAGTTTTCTCCAGTGATTGTTACAATCTGTTTCATAATTCTAATTATTTTAAATTGGTTACTAAAAATTTATTTAACTCTAGTGGATGAGGCTTACGCCCCACCCTTGTTTGGCTCAACCCAGTCTCTGAGGATAATCAGGTCCCTGTCATTTCCTGACTTCCAGAACCATCTTCCCCATCTGTTCTCCCATGCAAGGTTGCCTCTTAGAAGCTGAATCAGTATGTATAGCTCAAGCTTGCATCTCGCTACCTCACGTCGCTCACCGTACATCATATCTTCGTCTGTGAGCTCTTTCTCTGGCAAAGCCCTGAAGTAGTACCGGCGATGTGATTCGGAACGCTCTGATGGCACAGAATGCTTGTATGCGGCATATCTCTGTTCTATTGCGAACAGGACTACTGCATGTGTCAGGTAAGGTGTATCTTTCGGCTTATCTTCCTCGGACATTACTACCTTTCCATTCACCCTACATGTTCTCTTCTGGAAGTTGATGGTGAACTTAGCACCATTCTCAACTGCATTGATAATCTCGTCGTATGTCATAATTCTATTGTATTGGTTAATAGGGATAGTGCTTATTCTAGCACTATCAAATTGGCTTCTTCGAGTTCATCCTTACTCCGTACATCTTCGTCTTCTCCGATGTGGATATAGAATTTATCTCCGTTCGCCCACTCCATTGCACGCATATACAACCAGTGAGCATCCTCGATAGAGAATCCGTCTGCGCTTACTGAATCAAGCATCTCGCCCATGCAAACTTCTGACGTTTCGTACTCTTTTTTGATTTCCTCAAGCTTCTTTAGTAATTTGCTATTCATAATTCTTCTTGTTTTGGTTTATAGTGCCGTCTTCAGACGGCTTTTAGGCTGTTAACCCAAGAAATTCTGATAGGGTATCTATCATAAGCTTGGTTACGCAATCATCATCTATGTCGCAGACGTATTTGTTTACGTCACATCCATAGAGTTCTTCCCCTTCTTCGACTGCTCGCAATGCTTGTCTTGGAATGTCTCTTATAACGAAATCCAAATCAGCCTTTGTCTCGCAATCTTCAATGATACCATCTGGAATGTTGAGAAGCACGTTGTCTTTCTCATCAACGAGATGCCATTCATAATGTCCTGGAATAAATCTTACGTTGTTCATAATTCTTATGTTTTGGTTATTGGTAGGGAGATTACTCTCCCCGTTTGGCTAGTCGATGTGCTGGAGTGCTGCGCTGTCATCTTCTTCGGATTCTCTCCAGTACTCCTGATCTGGTTCAATCTCGATAACCTCACCTGAGAAATTGTCAGCGTCAAGAATAATATCGCTATTATTATAGGCATCCTGCACTTTCTGTACGGCTTCATTCTCACTCTCAGCATCAACGCTGACTACCTTGTTCAAATGTTCTGTGACTGATACGTAATATCTCTTCATAATTCTTGATAATTTGGTTAATAATGCCAGAGGGACTGATCCCTCCGTTTTTAAGGCTTCTTGATGGTGATGATACCTGTCACACTCATAGCGTCTGATGATTCAAACTTATCCGGTGTCATACCACAATCTGTGTACCCGAATAGCGAATCCATACAGGCACAATACCATTCCTCCTCATCAGGTTCATACTCGTCCGGCGCATCCTCAGGACAAGCCAGCTCGTAAACGTCCCAGTAATTCAGAAGATAACCCTCGTACGCAATCTGATGGTCAGACCAGTTACCGCGAGAGATAAAACAGATAGTCTTTCCGTCGCGGTTGTCTTTCCAGATTTTATACCACTTGTTAAATACCTTTGTAGCTTCTTTTGTCATAATTCTCTTTATTTAGTTAATGGCAGGTAGCCAACTGGCTACCAATTTTAGGCTTCGTTCCATGCTTTCCACGCTTCACCCGTATTCTTGGTTATTGCCTCGTTCCAAAGTTTCTCCAATTTATAGAAAATCTTCTGGAAAGCCTTCGATGTTGTCTTTGGGTCAATGCGCTTGCCGAGATAAGGTCGATTACGTGTAATCGTAATTTCGTCCTCGCACCAGCAACACCTGATCATCCCATACTCCGTAGGAGAACAACCTAGGTAAATTCCTTTCGCGTCATAACGCTCTTTACGTAACCACTTCGGGTAAGGAACGTAAATGGTCCATGCGTCCACACAGAAACGGAATTCCTTTCTTGTGTCGTGATAAAGTCTCAATTTCATAATTCTTTGTATTTTGGTTGATAGAAGAGGAGCATGCAAGCTCCCCTTGTTAGGCTACTCCTTCCACCACTCTGCAATATCAGAGCGTTTCAGGTTTCTCTTCTCTAAAAATTCCTTCAGAGTACTACAATATGTGTTCATGCTGTAGAAATCTCCTTTAAGTCTTACGATTACCTGCTTCATGATCGTATGTTTTAAAGTCTTGCCCATGAGTATATCTTAGCTCTTCTTTTCTCTTCTTTCAGCTGAGAGAGGAGATATTTCTTCTCTTCTCCCGAGAAATTCTTGCGGATATACGATTCACACTGCTTCTTCTTCCAGAAATGAACCGAATCTGAAGCGTCTGGCGTTATTGAAACCCACATCATGCCGCCTACTACAGGAACAAGTCCTGCGTAGATAATTCCTTTTCTAAATTCCATAATCTAATCATTTAAATGGTTCAACATTGAATATCCCCATGCTAGGGGATATTGTTAGGCTTCTTCGTAATCTTCCACCATCATAGAGTGAATCTCTTCAAGCTCGTTGGAGAAATTATACTGGATGTTGTACGTACCGAATGCTTTGAAATACCACTCTTCAAGGTACGCTCTGTCCTTATCTGCCTGCTCGCTGTCCTCTGCGGCATCAAGTCTGGCTACCATCTGAGGATACAAATCGTAGTAATCGTCACCATCGTAGTCTGATGCCCACCAAACACCTGTAATGTGCTTTGGGTAATCCTCGTACAGATTGGCGAAATTACCATTCATGTGCTGAGAATCACGATGGAGATATTTCTTCATCTCTCTGTTTGCCTCAAGAGTAAACTCCCGAGCCATAGACTGGATATTCTTCTCGCACACGTCAGCAATATACTCTCTCAAATCGTCTGCGTCATCGAAATTCTCCAGACATTCGTTGTAGAGACTCTCAATTACCTTGGCGAAGCTTTCCACACCGATATAATAGGCTACTTTCTCGATAACCTCACCCTTGCTGTTCATAACATATTCCCAAATATTCTTTTCCATAATTCTTCTGTTTTAATGGTTCGTAATGGTTCCCCACGATGGTGTGGGGAGTTTTAGCCACATATGGCAATGTCGCCATAATTTCTGTAGAAATGCTTGTACGCCTCAAGACCACTGGCAGATTTCAAGTCTGTGACCTCTAGCTTACCGGTATCCTTGCGTACCTCTGCAATAGAGTATGTATTGTCGTGCGTCCACTTGATGAGGTCCACACGCCTAACAGGATTCTCTACTGACTCTACGATTTTACACTTCAGTAAATCGTCATTCAGGATTTTCTCTAAATCACTCATAATTCTGTAATCTTTGGTTAATAGAAATCCCCACCCGTGAGAGTGAGGATTGGTTTGGCTAATCGTCGAAATCGCTTTCGTCCTGATCGTACCACCAGTCCTGGAATCTGTTTGCAACCTCTTCCAGTGCATACTTGGCAAATGTGTCGTAGATGTATCTGCTCTCGCCCTCGTTAAAAGGAGCATACAGAGCCTTGCCGATAGCATCATAGGTGACAGATTTGTCGTCCTTGAAATTACCGAAGCCCTTAATCATCGTGATAAGGTCTTCTCCCAAATCATCGGCAAGCTCGTGCATATTCTCCATGATAGCACTCTTGTTCTCGTTCCAGAACTTGCTTGTCTGATAAGGATAACAGAATCCAGTGTACCCGTCATTTGCATTTCTGCAACTATCAAGAGAATTAAGCAGTGTGTCTTCATTAACACCGCCAAGCTGCTCTACTACGGCATATGCCATCTTTACGAATGATGGATTATCATTTTCCTTGATAAACGCATCCCATACTTTCTGTATATTCATATTTCTGTATTTATGGTTGATAATAGAAACAGGCAAGCGAACCATACACTTGCCTGTAATTTTAGCCGAAAATGTAGATAGCCGAAGTTCTTGCACAAATAGCATACAGCTTTCCGCTATCACCACGAAATAACATTCCGTTGCATCCGTACACACCGGCAGAATAGCCTACCTGACTATATCCTTCCGGGATGGCTGCGCGACTTGAACTGTTTGTTATATCCTTGGCAGCTCCTACTTTAACGAGTCTCTTTAACTCTTTCTGTGTCATTTTCTCCATAATTCTTTAATTTTGATGGTTTAACATGGTTTCTGTGCAGATAGGCTGCACAGAATGTTTGGCTAGAACTTGCGAGGGCGCATGTAAGAACGCTCAATCTCCATAGCTTTCTTGTCTGCACGCGCTACGCGTCTGAAATACTCGCTCTTGTCGAGGTTCTTGCGTCTGCACTCCTCGCTGATAACTGCCTTGTGACTCGCTACGAGTCTTTCAAGGAACTTTCTGTCTCCGTCTGTCATAATTCTGAATTTTATTGGTTAATAATTGGAGGCGTAGCAAATAACTACGCCGGGTCTGGTCTAAAGCTGTACGTTTGAAGCCACTCACAATTTAAGGCGCTGTGGAAATCCCTTGCGGCTCTCTCTCCCCATCCTCGTGGCTTGTATGCATCTTCTTTCAAATACTTCTCTACAAGCTTCTCTAGCTGAGTCTTTTCTTCTGCTGTCATAATATATTCTGTTTTGGTTAATAGCAGGCAGCACATTATCGTACTACCCATTTTTTGGCTAGAGATTGTACACCGGACTTTCTGAAGCACACAGAATAGTAGGACCGGTGAGGATGGAGAACGAACAAGGGTCAAAACTCTCGATATTCTTCATGCTCTCGATTTTCTTTTGTACTACATCACGTATGGATGACAGACTCAATCTGCCGTCGATAGGCATGATAGAATCCATGCCAACCATTTCCACGATACTGAAATCATCTGTAAATCTCTTACTCACAAGGTCAAACTTATTAATCTTGTGGTAAAATTGTATCCACTTGCTCATAATTCTACATTATTTGGTTTGTAGGAGAGGGAGATAAAACTCCCTCAATTTTCAGGCTAGGTGCTTCTTGACGAACTCTTTAAGTTCGTTGAGCCGCTCGTCAATCTCCTCTTTGCTGCATACGCAGATAAAACGTGCAGAACAAGTACCCGTTATTTCTCCCATATCATTCATGACACAGGCAAAAGAGCTGATATACCCTTCGCCGTATTTATTGCTAACGCTAACATCAAGGCTCAGTCTTGATTGATTTTTCAATACTTCTCTCTGAATCTCCTGCAACTTAGGCAAAATCGTAGAGTTAATGTACTCTTCATTCTCCTTGTATTCTTCTTCTATCATAATCTGTAATTTTTGGTGAATAGCATGCGTGACAAATGCCACGCACATTTCAGCTCATGCACAGCACTGCAATCTCTGAGAAACTCTTTGATATTCTCTCCTTGCTACGATAGTCTCGGTAGCCCTTAGTATTATTGCTGTGCCACTGGCGTGCTGCAATCTTGATCTTCTCCATCTCATGCATAAGCGCACGCTCAAAATTCTTCTGTGATTTTCTGTCTAACATAATTCTTCCGTTTAAATGGTTTAACATAGTATGCCCAGGGAAATGCCTGAGCGCATTTTTGGCTACAATAAATCCAAGCAGATTAATACAATCCATCCCCTGCCGTTATCAAGCAATACGATGTTCTCTTCTGTAAGATTCTCGTCTATCCACTTGCAGAGGCTAGGAAAATCTGAGAAATCATCCTCGTCAAACCAAATGGCGCAATATACGCCCGGCTGCAAAACATCACAGCCGGAATCCTCGCAGCCGTACCATTCGTTAGGCTTTACTGGAGCTATAAATTCATTTACGCCGTAGTTTGTGTTATCTACTCCGTCTTTTCCGATGTAGGAAAGCAGGTCTATTACCTGTGCCTTACTAATTGCTTTCATAATTCTGTAATTTAATTGGTTATATTATCGTACTGCCTGGATTTCTCCAAGCAGAATTTAGCTAAATGTTCCCAAGCACAATTATCGTACTTTCTAGATTCCTCACACTCCAGGCAGGATGAAATTTTCCAAGCGGAGTGTGGATCGCCACAGCTCGCGGAAATACCACTTGCCAATTATCGTACTGCTCCAGAATATTCCAAGCACAATTCCCCAAAATATTCCAAGCAGAATAATGGCAATATTCGTACTTGCTAAACACAACAGAGCAGGAACACTCTGAATAAATCCAAGCACAATTATCGTACTTGAATAAATAATCTGTCTTGCTTTCATAATCTATATTTTATTGGTAATTGTTCCGTAGCCGCACGACAATTATCGTACTGGCTACAGATTTTTAGGCTCACGCCACGCAGAATAATGTAAGCACACCATTCTTTAGCGACCCGAATTCTACGTGACTCAAAATCTCCTGAGCATCTGCAATGATACTCTCAACCTCACACATATCGAGGCATTTAATTCTCAGCGTACTCATAATTTAATATTTTTGGTTATTGTTCCCTACAAGTGTAGGGAGATTTTAGGCGATTCCGGCAGACCAAGCGAATCTTTCTTCTTCATCATTCAGTCTGTAGATACTGGAAAGCATGCCAAACAGGCGAGGGCTGCTGTTAATGAGTTCATCGTAGGCTTCCTCTGCACTCTGGTCTGTTACATTAATACGTACAAGCGTCTTTCCTATCTTCTTCAAAATCTGTTCTTTCATAATTCTAATATTTAAATGGTTCATAATTGTAGAGCGGAGATTTCTCCCCGCCCCGTTAGCCAGGATGTGCATCTTTGCACCACGTTTTATCATTATTTTCTTAACTACGTGGCTCACACCCTACAGATTTTATGCTTCTGCCAGCAACTTGTTTATTTCTGAGGAGATAAATCTCGCACGGATGACAAGCAACCGATTTCAGTCAGCGTGGATAGTGTGTACCTTGAACGCTGCAATCGTGATTGCACACACTGGGATTTCTCGGGTAACCACTCCCGAACGGCTCACAACACCGAATAGAATATGAATTATGATTTCTTTCTCTAAACTCTCATCTCGCTAGATGATACAAATCCCCTCGCCGTCGTGCCGTCTCATCTCATTCGACGCTCACGCCAGGAATTTTTGCGTATCTCTCGGATGGATGTCTCTGAGTAACACGTTACTCTCTCCCATCTCGGTGTGCCTCTCGCACTCTCGATTTGCTGAGATACTTCTCTTGAATTTTGGCAATTAGTCCCCTGAGGGAGAATAAATTCTCTCTCTGGAATAAGCCCACACACCACGACAAGGTTTACCAAACGTGTGGGAAAAATAAGGGTACGACGACCCGCACCGCACGGAAAATGTACGGTGTAAATTTCCCTACTGGCTACCTATCAAATAACCAGTAGGGAAAACTAGATAGCTAGATTTTTCTAGCTACCTTGTTTATGTCGCTTACTTTTGCGCTGCTGCAAGTTTGGCTTGCAATTCTGCTATCTGCTTTTGCAAATCTGTTATGCTTTCACTCTTCTTCTTTGCTACCTTTGCACCACTTGCAAAGGCTTGATGTAAAGAACACAACTTTGAACCCAAACGCTGCAAACTATCAATAATAGTAGTCTGTTTGTCTTTGCCGTTGTTATCAAACCATGCAAAGAAATTAGGTAATTTGTGTTTGCGAGAAAACTCGCTTACAGCAGAACGAACACACTCTGTTTGCAAATTGCAGTAGCTTTCGTCTGATAGCACGTAATTTGTGGCTAACTTATTGTAGCGTTCACGTGCTGCGTCTAGTTCTTTCTTTGCGCTTACTACTTCGTTGTCTTTGCACTCGCTTAATAGCTTCTTTCTATAGCTATTAAGTACATCTAAACTCTGCGCTAAAATTGCGCTACCTTTGCACTCGCTTACGTAATAAGCTACCTTTGCGCTCGTATGCTCATAGCCTTGAGCGCCCTTAATCTCTAGTTCTTTCATACTATAACTTGTTTAAATGGTTTACAAGCAATACCGCTTGTTATCTATCTAATAGCAAACCGCATACCCAATAGCCAGTTTAAAAATGAGTGTTTATGCAATTAACCTTTCGTAAATGCTTGATTTTCAATTAGTTAGCTACTTGTAATAATTACAGCATTTGTCAGTATTTGTTAAGGTTTAAATAAATTAACGTCTTCGCCAACGTGGCAGACTTGTAACTATCTAATAATCAAGCATTTATAAAGCTATATTGGCAGTAATTGTTAAATATTTAACTTAAGAAACATTAATCTTTACAAATTGCTAACTAATTGATTTACAGGTAGTTACAACCGCCAAAGTGGCAGTTTATGTTAATAGATTTAACTACTCATGTAATAACATTTTACTAACTTAGTTAAAATGTATTTAATAAGTTAAACGCGAATATTTATACATGAATAAATATGGTAAATATATTTCAGTCAAGTATTTTGTAATAATCTTTTGTGTTCCACGCTTTATTGATAATGAATAATTATGCAAGAAAATGAATATAAACAATATTATAAAGTGTTGATTATTAAGGGGTTACATAATTTTTTTATAAATATAAACCGACGATTTGAAATAATTACAAAAATATTGTTTCACGCCCGTTTACACTATATAAACCGACATATAATGTAATAATTTCAGAAGAAACACCCCCACACCCCCTTTGTAGCTATAAATCAGCGCGGTAGTCACCTCATCTAAAAATTTTTTCTTCCGATTTTTCAGCCTTTTTGTAAAGTTTAATTACTTCCAACCATAAAGGATAATTATGCATATTCATTCATCCGTTATTTATTAACATTTGATAGCATAAACTCTTACTTTGCAGGCCAAACCATAAATGTATACCTATCCTTCATTTAATGTATACCTAAAATGTATATTTATACCCTTTATCTATTAGGGTTTTACCGGATATTCAGGATATTATCTGTATCTTTGTGTTGTCGATATTTTATAGACGACATGTTGTAAGGACGACCTGACACGTGTTATCCTTCAGAAAGCCCCTGTTTATCGGGGGTAATCCTACACAATAACGGAAAATTAATATTATTATTGTACATAAATGGAAAATGGTATTGCTATAGACACATTGCACGCTCAGTTGCTTGACCTTTCGAGGAATGACGAGTACGGATTCGAAGAGCTCCGTTGTCAGGACTGGGGTAAGGCGAACTCTGAGAAGTACAACAAGCTGAAGTCCAATTTCATCAGGTCAATGAGACGTCTGGCGAAGAAGGCTCCGGTGAAGTACTACAACGGTGCTTACTACATGTTCAACGGCAAGATATACGAAGCTGTTCCGAAGATAGTCCTTGAGCAGGCTTACCAGCTGTTGCTCCTTGACCTGGCCATGGCTCCGATGCTCGGCATCAGCACGGTGATGAACAAGTCGTTCATGGAGGTGATAGAGTGCTACAACATACTGAGACCTACCTTCGATATCGTTGCATTCGCCAACGGAGTTGTTGACTTCGGCAGCGGTCTGAAGTATCCGAACGTGATGCCGTTCTCTCCCGAGTACCATGTCACATACTATCATCCTTACGACTACAATCCGAAGGCGAAGTGCGACAGGTGGATGAACTTCATCAAGGAGGTCCTTCCGGACAGGACGTCGAGGATGATCCTCCAGATGTTCCTCGGTCTCGGTCTTATACAGAGAGGTACTGCATACAATCCGTACGAGGGGAAGGAATCATCGAAGATTGAGCTCTGTCTTCTTCTTATAGGTACGGGAGCCAACGGAAAGAGTGTCATCTTCGACGTTGCCTGTAACATATTCGGCAAGGACAGGATAAGCAAGATGGACTACGCCGACCTCACTGCTGACGGCGACGAGGGAATGAGGGGAAGGTATCCTATCAGGAACGCCATCTTCAACTGGTCTTCCGATTCTGACCCGAAGAAGTTCGGAAGGAAGAACACCGGTATGTTCAAGAGACTCGTGAGCGGTGAGCCCGTCCCGATGAGAAAGCTCGGCAGGGATATCCTGGAGGGGAACTCAATCCCCTACCTCATCTTCAACCTCAATGAGCTTCCGTTCCCGGACGATGCGTCGCTCGGATTCATCAGACGCTTGCAGTACGTGAGCTTCGATGTCACCATCCCGAAGGAGAGGCAGGACCCGGAACTTGCTAGCAAGATCATCCGTGAGGAGCTGAGCGGAGTGTTCAACTGGATATTCCGTGGCGCGATGGAGCTGAGGAGTAGGAAGTACAGGTTCCCGGCAGCTGAGGGCAGCAGGAGACAGCTGCTCATCTCTCTTCTAGGAAGCAATCCTATATATGCCTGGATAAGGGCGTATGATATGAGGTGCAGTCGGGAGGCGAGGGGCGAGATTTCGGAGTGCATGCTTGCCAAGGAGATGTACGAGAGGTTCGTCGAGTTCTGCAAGGCCAACGATGTCGAGGAGAAGGATATCCCTACGATTCAGAAGTTCGGGCGTGATATGAGCGACAAGTACGGCTTCTTCAAGAAGAGGTCACAGGGCGGTATGACGTATCAGGTGTACGGCGCGCAGATGATTGACCTGAAGCAGGAGCTTCTCATCAATGACGTGAAGAATAAATTGCGTGGTGAGGAGGACATCAAGCAGCCTGAGAGCTTCATTCAGCCTGACGATTAACGGTTATAAAACAGATTTCTATGATAGACAAGGAATATATCAAGGAGATTATCTCCCGTATCACGAAGAAGAAAGCTGATGGGAATATTGTTCCGGCCACCGCTTCGATGAGCGAGATTATGACTGCTGTACGCGAGGATGCCCTGGAGTGCATGAGGACCATGTGCAACGAGAGGGAGATTGCTGCGAACAGAACGTTGAACAGTGTTTCATTCAAATGCCTATGAGAAGACATCACAATCCGAACAAGGTTCCACCGTTCAAACCAGACCCAGAACATTGGACTAAGAAGGTTCATTCATGGAAGGCGAAGGTCGCATACGAGACTGAGGATGATGCTTGGGAGTTTCTGAATCGGAGGTTTACAAAAAGTGTAAGGAGTATTATGAACGTTTAGTTAAGAAATAGCTTATGAATTATGATGATACTTACATAGGAACTGTGTTTATTGCACCTGCGTCATATCTTATCGAAGAACTCGAAGAGCAAGAAAAGGAAATTTTCAAAAACAGAATCTTTCAATATGATAATCTGGTTTGCGGAATTGTCGACAATGTTGACTCTAAACGCGGTTATGTTTGGGCGACGTTCAAAGTTCCAGACAACAACTACTTCGATTCAGGAATAACCATAGCAATAGACTTCAATGCTAATTGGTGCAGATTTCGTGTCGTTAAAGGTGGAAAGAGGTTCAATCCCTATCAGTTTCTCTGTCTCAAAGAGCGTGATATTATAGATATAATTAAAAACGAAGCTTATGATTAAGATTGAAGATATTAAGATTGGCTCTATCTTGCAGATTAGGAAGGTAGATTTGGAAGATATTACTAGTCCTGGGTTTATCGAGATTATAGACCCTAACAATATATGTGACTCATTTGCCATTGAAGTCATTGATATGGCTGATGGAGTGTGTGTAATATCATGTACTAAAAGAAATGAATCCATTGGTGTGGATGCGGATGAATTAGCGAAGGTTTCCGTCTTCGCAAACGAATCTGCAAACAAAAAGACAGAGCAAGTATCTCACCCATCCCATTACGCTTGGTTGAAGGATTTGTGCGGTGTTGAGCCTTTGGATATTTGCAGACACCTTGACTTCAATACAGGGAACGCTATCAGGTATCTCTTGCGCAAGGATAAGGTGGATGGTAACAAGACCAAGACAGAGAAGCGCATTGAGGACTTGCGTAAGGCAGTGTTTTATATCCAAGACGAAATAAAATTATTGGAGCATGGCACAGACTAAATACACTTGCAAGGATTGTTTCTTCTTCAAGGATGGAACTTGTAACGATCCTAACGAGATTAGGTTTACTTCTGAGGAGAATCCATCTTGCATAGGTTTCGAGTATAAGGAAATAAAAGTCGAACTTTAAAATATTGTTATCATGGCATTACCATTTGGAAAGACTATCAAGACAAGACACTTCACCGTGCTGAAGTTCAGTAAGAGCTTGTCTAAGAAAGAAGTTGCTTCACTCAGAGAGGATATCCCTGCTGATATCAAGAAGCATTTACAGAGAGGCTCGCTGCCTTTCATCAAGATTGCGAACATTGCCGGCACATGGGGAATCGAGTACTCTATCGGTACATCAATGTACGCTGCGCTCGATGAATGTATTCCTGTTGCTGTAGGAGACCATTATGAGTTCTCCAAGGATAATGGAAACATCATCGAGGCATTTGCCCAGCTTATGTATGCTGATACATCGTTGCCTGGAGATGCAGAATACACGGCAGGTAAGTTGAAACTCCGTGACGAATACATTGCTCGTGAGGCTGCAAGAAGAAACGCTGCTGCCGACGAGGGTAAGACTGAAGAGCAGCTTCGCAAGGAGAGCGATGAGGCCGTACAGGAAGTCATCGACCGAGACAAGCATGCCGAGACTATTCTTGAGATGGCAGAACAGATTAAGAAGGAAGGAGGCAAGGATGAGCGATAAATTGCTTGAGGTCGTTCAAGACCATACTTCCCTGGTACAGGCACTCCAATTCATTTTGGAGGCCGCAGAGACGAAGAAACTGCCTCCATACGGTATTCTTCCAGTATTCAACGACGACCTTCTTAATGATAGGCTTAAGGGTATACTTGAGTTGGTTACCGGAGAGAAGTATCCTTAATTGACTTCAAAGTTTTCTTCTACTTATATATTTGTTTTAAAAAACGAGGGGCAGCATCTGTGAAGACACTGCCACTCTTAGTTAACCAAATTTATTTGAATTATGATTCGCAGAAAGAATCTGTGAACATTTATTCGCATGCAAAGGTACTTGGTTTTACTGAATTTCGAGTAAAACAAAGTTACTTTAACACGAATTTAACTATTTCTTCTTCTTTTGAAAGGTCGCCTGACCATTTTTGAAGATAATGCAGTCCTCGCAGCATCGAGGCATTGATAGAGGAATGTAGTAATGGACCACATTGTTTTCCGTATCAATCTCATCCTGCTTAATCTTGTTGTAGTCAGCGATGGACGCAACTATCTTAAGCCACTCTGGTGATCCGTACTTGGCTTTTCTCTGAGCCAGCACCAGGTCTTTAAGTATCTGCTCCTTAGAGGTAGCTTTCGCCAACTCTTCAGAAGAAAGCTCTTCGGTGTTCTCGTTCTTCGCTTTCTTTCCCTGCACTTCTGCGATTCTCTTCTGGACAGACTCCTGAGCTTCGAGCGTATTCATCTCGTTTTCAAGGAAAGATTTCTCCCAGTTGAGACCCTCTCCCTGGAATGCAATAGACCAGCTGTCACGAACAGACATACCTGAACCACGGAGGCTTGCGTAGATGTAATAGCGAGGGTCTTTCATCTTAAGAGCCTTCGCCTTCTTATACGTATCGACGGATAACGTGTATCCTTTTGTTTCTTCAATCATAATCTTATTTCTTTTTATTATCCTTGAATGCAAATACCGTGTAACAACAACACGAAACGTGAAATGGTGGATACGGGTCTCTGAAAGAATGGATACCAGCATCGGCTTCATTTTGACAAATGTCGCACGGATAACTACTTCCTCTCTTTACATAGAATCCGATAGCCTTGTTCTCCTGCCCATACTCCTGCTCTGCCTGACCCCACGCCAAGGCTATCACCTGAGAAGCGTTTCTTACGATATTCTGATAGGCGTTTCTGTAATAGCCCTTTCCGTAAGAAGGAACATCGATGTTAATGTCCTTTCTCTTCGCCTTGGTAATGACTGATGTGTGATATGGGTCCTTGTAGCCGGTTCGGATGGAAGACAGGAGCTGCTGGTCTGAATACCCCATCAAGGTTCCTGCCTTGATCATCCTTACGATGTCTTCAGCAAAGTTTCCGAGATAGACAGCGTTTCTTTCGGATGTCGTCTTTCCGTAGATGTCGCTGACGAGAAATGATTCTATGTTCTCGCTGTCAATCCCGAGAATCTTGCATGAAGCCTTGGAGTATGCAGATATGTAGCTATTGATACTCTCCTCTGCCTCAGCAGTAGCATTCTTGGCATAAGAGAGCAAGGCTGACTCGTTTGAGAGCCTGCCTGCACCTCTGTATCGCTTGCTTGCGGCAACTACCTTCTGTGTCGATTTCCAGAGGATATCTGCAATATGATCTTCGCAGTTTCGGATTGCCTGCAAGCGCTTCCTGCTGTAATCGACGGAACGTTTTAACTCATTATCCATTTGCGTACCTCCATTTATATCCATGAGCAGTTTTATGATTACCCTTACAACAATTAGTTATGTCAGAGTTTCTCGTTCTCTTACCAAGGTAGTCCGCTGCATCATTTACGCTTTGAAATGTACGGATGTAATTATCGTTCAAATCAAACTGCATAACAGCAACTCTTCTCTTCGGTCCTGGACTCTTTGGCTCGTAAGCAAACGGGTCACCTTCATACCTCCAAACAAACCCGCAAGATGAATTACACTTGTGATGGATGCAGCTCTCGATAGTTCTCACTTTTTCGAAATATTTACTAATCTCGGACAATCCTCCATCCCACACCTTGATGAGTCTACCGTTTGTTTCGTATTGACAAATTCGAAAAGAGCTCCCTCTTTCATTAATCGTTATTTTAAGTTCAGGATGATCCTCGTAGAACGCTTTTAAAGACGCTCTTCGTTTCTCTCTCGCGGATCCGTATGTGGTATTATACCCATAAGTACACCATTCCAAATTACCAAGAACTGAATTTGAGCGGTCTTCGTCTATATGATTTACGCAAGGATAATTATTAGGATTTGGGATAAAAGCCTCAGCTATCAATCTATGGATACTAAAAGGCTTATTCTTTTCTCCAACCCACAAGTTTACTTGCGGGTATCCGGTGCTGCTGCACACTTTAACTTTCATAAGCTTCTCCTTTCGGCGTACGTGTCTACCGATAGAATCCACAATGTCGTAAGCTAACGATTTTACCCTTCCAAGAGAGCTAATCATATAACGATCCTCTAAGCCAACCACAGGCTTCCAAATTTCTTTTTCTGATTTCATATCCCGAATAATTAAGTTAATCTCGAAAAATACAGAAGAGGAAGGGTGTCGAGATTTCACCCTTGTCAGCAGGTAGCTACTCCTGCCTATCCTCACTGCAAATATACAAAAAATATTGCATATTTATGCGGTTAATGAATATTTATGCAATATTTTTAGAATATTTATACTATCACTTCACTCCTTTGTCCCAGTTCACACGACCATCCCAGTTCCGATTAGAATCGTATTCTCGGCCGCTTTTGTTCGGCCTGCCAGCGCCACGACCAGTACGTACGTTTCCGCTGCCTCCATTCTGAATCCTCGCCGTTGCCTTCTGTTCCTCGATAGCATTCTCGGTCTCGTTATCCGCACGTTGCATATCCATGAGGAGGTCCTGCTGGTCTTCTTCCTTCTTCTCACGCATGATGCGATCGTATTCATCGTTAACAGGGAAGTCAGGGCAACGCTCAGATGCAGTCTGCTTTGAGAGGAAGTTGTTCTGAACAGCCGTTGCTAAGTTTGTAATTATTTCAGATTTATTCTGATGCACATAGATTTCCACCCAAGCGTGAATAGGAAGACCGGTCATAGTGGCCATGCAGTTTTCTTCAACTCCGATACCATACTTTGAGATACGAACAAGTTGATCCAGGAACGGATGCATCTTCTTAGCATCGTTCTCAGCAACCTCGATAGCAGGAGAATAGAGAAGCTTGATGGCAACGCCTGGAAGGTCGCCTGATTTCAATTCAGGTGGCTTTACTGTAAATGAAAGCTCGTAGATAAGGTCGTACGACTTGTTGAGCTGAGTTGCGAAAGCATCAGAAGCGTCTGTACCGTTAATGAAGTCCGCATCGCCGTTTACATCGGTAATCTGAATCATCTTCGCAGAACCATCCGTATCTCCGACAACGGTAATATCGTCTCCGTCACCCTTCAACTTCATGATAGGGAAGGCGTAAGCCTTGTTGTTTTCACAGAGATAAGAGAATGCTTCCTCGTAGTCCTCAATGTTCTTCTGTACGACAGACCAGCATGGGCCGTCATCGTTTCTTACGTATGCAACAGGGATAAATGGGAAGCCGTGAGCTTTCTCTTCAACGCAAGTGTAGTCGTCGATTCCGAATATCTTGGCAATTCTCTTGATAGTCTCCTTGACCTTGCCTTCGTTAACTTGCTTCTTGAAGCGGTAGAATGTCTTGTCATCCCACACCTCTACCCATTCAATCTTTTCATTGCCTTCCTCATCGAAGTCGTAATACTTGCGAGCAAACACAACGAGTTCACCAGTAAGAGGGTCGAACTGAGGATACAATGTGTCTCCTCTATCGAAAGCCAATGTGCGAGTACCGAATTTCTTGTTTTTATCGAAGAATCCGACTACAGCAGTTTCAGCAACCTTCATGTACGAACTTACAGCCTCATAGTGACGAATCTCCATATCGTGCATATACCATCCCTTCTTGAACTTGGCAAGAAGATTAATATACTCTTCCTGTTTCTTCATCTCAGGATCACCGGCAAGCTCAAACTGAATATCGTTACCTGTCATGTGGAGAACGTGCTTCGTATGAATAACTTGCTGGAAAGCAAATGCCGTTCTTTGAATCTCCTGGACATACCATTTCCCGTCTTCCGGGTTCTTTCTCCAGATGTCAGGGTAGAGATCCTTGTCGAAGATTTTGTGGGACGTAGGATAGAACTCACGAAGGAAGTCCTTCTGAGTCTTAATCACTCTGTACAATGTATCTTGCGGCATCTGAGGGTCTTCATTATCGGACACCTCGTTCCTGCAATAGCCATCGTGGGTCATGTACCCCTTTGGCGTGAGTTCAAAGAAAGGCTTCTTTACGAGAATCTTTCTGAAATTTGTTACCTTGATAGCATCCATAATCCTTTTACCTTTTTATTTTTCTTTTTTGTTAAACTGAATATCATTACGTAGAACCAAGATTCAAAGAAGTCAGGCGAGTGCCCGACATATTTCTTGGCAATCTTCTTAGGTAATAGCTTGAATCCCCTATCATCGCTATTCTCGTCACGTCTGAGCATCTTACGCTCCTTCTGAAGAATCTGTCTGAGAGGAACCTTGTCAAATCCGTTTCCTGAATACTTTCTTTCAAGCAGGGCCGAGTCGATGGAAATCTGCTTCTCTTTTATCATCTTATAGAATAACCATGCGCACTGAGACTTCAAATCCTTATATAGGTATTTGATTCCTTCTTCTTCCTGATGATTCCTAGCGATAGGTGCTGCCTGGTTGTTGAATGGGACGGCATCCTTGAAGAATCCCTTAAAGTACTGACCGATACCCTGCATATCGTAAGTGAAGTTACATTCCTCGACACCCCACTCTCTCAGCTTGGCCTCAACTACCGAAACGAGTGTCTTAGGGTCCAGCCTCAGAACAACCAAGTCTTTACAATGCCATCCTTCCCAAAGCCACATTACGAAGTTATCGCCTCCGGTGAATGCGATATCGGCAGAAGCTCTGCGTTTTCCATCTCCTATCTGTTCTGCATTGTCGTAGATTTCATCAAGGTCTTCCATCTTGATCATGTCATCACCGGCAGCTTTCCAGTTCCAGTTAGCTTCCAGGTCTCGCATGCGCTGTTCCTCGTCCTGTTGGGCAAGGTTGGCGAGATATGAGGCATCGGTAGAGATAAGCTTAATGTTCTCTGATACGTCAGCGCGAACGAATGTTGCCGACTTGATGAACATTTCGAGCTTCGTGTATCCAAGTTCCTCGTAGCTGTCCTTCCAGAGGCTATCGATGATGCCCTTGCACTGTTCGTATACCTCTTCTCTTGTGTTACCCCAGTAGATAGAGTCCGGTGTATCACCATCCATGAAGCAGTAGCGGATAACTCCATCTCGCTCCGGTATTATGTATCCATTCTCGTCAACCCACCAGTCGATGAACTTTCGCACCCATGATTCCGGGTCAGGGTTACAGGTAATCCAGAATCGGTTTCGTATGTGAGCTGCGTTTCGGTTGTTGGTCAATAGGTACTTGAACTTCTTGTATGGACACTGAGTACCCTCATCGATGCAGACATAGGCATACTGGCGCCCCTGGAATCGTGTCTTGAAATCCTGATAGGCTCCTGCGTAGTACGAGAATTTGAGCCATCCTCCGTTGTCGAAGTTCCAGGTCATATCGTTCTGTGACTTATTGTAAGTTCCAAATTGGGAGAACAATTTGTAAGAGTCTGTCACCAAGGACTGCAAGTCGTCTTTTTCGTTACGAAGAATTGTTGCATGGAAATCTGGATTTTTGATATCCTTCAGAACTTCCATAAGGGAAGAGAAGGACTTGGAGTTGTGAGTGACGATAAAGTCCTCGACAACGAATAGTGAGTCCGGATTCTCAACGGCGATGCAACAGCAGTTTCGCTTGCCGACCGGTTTACAGCTGACAATCCTCCTCTCTAATTCCTTCTTTCTGTAATCGAATCGAACCTCCCATTTCTTGTTTGACTTCCTTTTTACGTAGCAAACAGAACCGAGACTATCAACCAGATACTTGAAATCGAATGCTTTCTTTCTTGTCTTGAAAGTCTTCTTCCAGTATTTTCCGGAAAATCTACCCGATGTTTCGATGATACGTCTTAAAGACTCAGTTCTCTCAGCGACAGAGGCTAGGCCGAACTTTTCATCAAACTCTACAGGTTTTACGCAGGGAATAGTGATGTCGTAGCCTTCGTTGATGTAACTAGCTATCTCACAGGCAAGATGTGGCATAAATCTCCTGTCGCCATCGATAGATACATTCCAGATATGGTCATCCGAGCATACTACACTCGATCCGTCAGATAGTTCAATTTCGTAGCAATCTCTATCAGGATAATCGATTCGACCTAATACTCTATGTCCCTTACCGTCATGTCCTATTACGGTGTCGCCATATTTAAGATGCTTGATTTTAATGAATCCTCTAGTAGTTAACACTCTCGTGTCTTCATCCAGAGGTCCACCTCGCGAGCCGCCAACTATCTTAATATCTGCATCAATAGACAGCATGCGCTCCTGACCGCCACGCTGAGCTATAATCTTCAGCTTGTCGGGATGCTTCTTATCGGCGTCTCTTAATGATTGGATATACTCTTGAGTATAAATAGGCTCACCGTTATCCAATTTTAATCCTGAAAATACTTCCTTTTGCATAAATATACATTTACTACTGCAAAAATATACAATTTTTCTTGGATAATTGCATATTTATTCATATATTTGCAAAATAAAAGGTATATTTATACGTTTTCGAGGTGGAGGGACCACTTTCGGGATAACATTTTAATCAAAAAAACAACATGACAAGAGAGGAACTCTTAGCATTAGTGAACAAGGAGGTTGATACCACCAAGTTCAAAGAACTTAGCCAAAAGACCATCGATGAGGAACTTGATGATGTTTTGGAAGATTTCGGTGATGACGAGGAAGCAAATTCCAAGTTGGTTACCAAGTTAGCAAACCGTCTGAAGCGTATCAACGGCAACTTGCACAAGAATATCTCTGACGAGGTAAAGAAGAGCAAGGAGGAAGCTGAGCGCAAGAAGAAGGAAGAGGAAGAGGAGCGCAGGCGCAAGGAGGCTAAAAAGGATGACGATCCTGACGACAAATACTCCAAACTGCTTGAGAAACTCGAAGCTCTCGAAAAGGCTAACGCAGAAAGAGACAAGAAGGCTGCAAGGAAGGCGACCATCGAGTCTGTAAAGGCAGGTTTGAAGGATAAGTTCGACAAGGCAAACCTTGAAATGAAGAACTACTTCCTCAATGCTGCAATCGCAAAGCTGGAGATTCCGGACGAAGATGCCAACATCGACGACCTGGTTTCTAAGGCTGAGAAGATCTACACCGCAGAGTACAAGGAGGCTACCGGTGAAAACGGTATTCCTGCAAAAGGCAGTCGCACGTCTAGCGGAGGCACGTCCACAGATGATGACAAGTTTATGGAAGAAGTGGCCGAGCGTCGAAAGAAGAGATTCGGCGGTGGAGACAAGAAGTAATTTCAGGATAACAATTTTAAAAAGGTAAAAAGATTATGGACAACACTTCTATTTCCTACATGGAACAGATGGGTACTCGTGGTATGCTGAACCACGGCGCAACCATTGTTCAGACAGAAGGTAAGGTCGGTGGAACCCGATACGTGTTTGCTGGCCTTGAGGCACTCATCAAGAATGCCTTCGTTCACCCACCTATTGGTGGCAAGCTCGTCAATCCGTTCAAAGGTCAGGCTAAGATTTATGCCGGTGACTTGATTGAGCACGACCTTGGTTTTACAGCTGGCAACGACGGACCTGGCGCGACATTCAAGATTCTGAAGGCTTACGGTGTAGCAAAGGCTACAACTGCGGCTACAGACACAGACATCTACATCGTTCGTAACGGCTTCGTTCACATTCCGTTCCCTGACGACACCATCATGGTCGGTCAGAAGGACTTCAAGACAAAGGCAAAGGGTGTGACTATTTCAGCAGTCGAGGCTACTACTGATGATACCGCAGGTGACGTTTGGAAGGTTACTCTTTCTGCTGCTCTCGGCACATTGAAGGTAGGTGACGTATTGGTTGAGGCTGCAAGTGCAGGCGAATCCGTATTGCCTATGGTGACCAACCCTAACTGCTTTGCTCCGAGCGACAACGATTTTCCTTATTTCAATGCCGGCGGAGACAAGTATCATCAGCCTCGCAACAACAACAACTTCTGTATGTTGAATCCAGACTGCGTTATGTGGCTTGACCGCATGGGTCCTGTTCCTCCTGCCGTTAAGGCGATGAACAAGTCACTCTACCCAGAGTTCTGGCACATTTAACCTATTGTCTAACGTAAAAAGATTGATTCAGGATTATGGCAAAAATTGATATTGGTGTCGAGCAGCTTGCGAAGTTCTTCACTGGTAAGGGTAACAACACTTACCTTCAGAAGTTCGTCAATCGTGACGGCGTATTGCGCTGTAACAACGGCTGGTATCTGACACAGGGTGACATTGATCCAAACCTCACCCCTACATCTAATAATGGCGACGCAACCTTCAAGGTTCGTCTTCGCACTTTGAACCCTGCAACCTTGATGAACCTCCGTGCCCCTCTCGGCGAGGGCTATCAGAACGACCACGAGGGTATTGAGTGGTATACCGCTTCAATCCCAGACTTCGCTGCTGACGGCTTCCGTGAGACTGCGACAGAGCGTTATCACAAGATGAAGCTTCTCCAGGATGAGTTCGGCAACGATGCAGACCTGGTTGATGCTTATCTCGACAAGGTTCAGGTATTGTATGACTCTCTTGACATGACTATGACATACATGTCAGCACAGTTGAGTTCTAAGGGTGTCATCGACTACGACAAGATCGGTCGCGGTATCCAGGAGCCTCTGTATGACGCAAAGGTTCCAGCCGAGAACTTCAAGAAGGCAGGCAAGCTTGCTTGGAACGACGCGAACTGCGACTTGCTCGAACAGATGCGTAAGTTTGAGGAGGATTGGCGCAACAGTCATATTGAGTACCGCAGTGTACCTCTCGTATGGCAGATGACCAAGAACGACTACAACAACGTCTTCTTAAAGAACAAGCAGATTGCCGAGCTGTACAAGAGCTGGGCGAACGCTAACTTTGTGGCAGTATTGCAGAACTACGGTCCGAACAACGCAATGTTCCTGAAGTCTGTTGTTGACCTCAATGGTCTTTCTCCTATCGAGATTGTCGATGAGGTTGAGCACAACAAGCGCTTCGACGGAACAGTTACCGAGATTCGTGGTTGGGAAGACGGAACAGTCGTTCTTCGCCCTGCCGGTAAGCCATTGCGTTTCATGCGCAAGGAGATTCTCGACAAGCGAATCTTCGATACTCTCGGCAATAAGCTCGTGGATGTAGCTTGGGCACAGACAAACAACGGTCTCGGTCTGCTCCGTAACATGGTTACCGCAAACGGTATGTTCCAGGAGTTCAAGACAGACTTGTTCCTCGCTTCTGTTCCTGCTATGCTCGATGCTCCTTACCGTTGGATTATCGACATCACCCAGAAGGGTTAATTCTTTAACGTAACAAGATTGTATGACTATGGATTCGGAGATGAACATTTACACTGTGAACGACTACCTTATTAATAAGGTGAAGTTCGAGATGCCGATAAAGGCTCTGTTGGGCATCATGCACGACAGGGAGCTTGAAAATGGCATCGACCTCGAAGCCTGCGACAAGGACAAGGTAAGGCTTGCCTATGCCGACATGCTGAAATGGTTTGTTCTTGGTCCGAGCAAGGTGAACAACACCTCCGATTCCGATAACGGATGGACTCATTCGGGAGGTGGCTATGATATGTCGGACAGCGACAGGAGCGAGATGAAGGCAGAGGCTAACGCTATCTATGCAGAGCTGGAGCCTGATTCGATGCTCAAGAAGAAGTCCACCTTCCGGGTGACCTCCCACGGAGTAAAGAGGGCGAATTATTCTCCTTGGGGAGAACCTCTCCCTCACATCATCAAATAAGGCGTATGGAAAAGGAAAACATCAGAAACACAAGATACCCTCATATCATCAAGATCGTGAGGAAGGTCGTCGGAAAAGCCGACCCTGATGACCCGTTTGCCGATGATGATGCTCCCGTTGGCGAGGACAAGGAAATCATTCTCTACTATGGCGAAGGCCGCAGCTACACCGATACCACTACAGAGGGAGACAAGAATGTCGACCAGAACAAGAGGAAGGCATCGATTCCGGTCAGATATGACGAATGGGATGCTGACAGATGTCCTCTTGACGGCGACACCATCTACTCCACTGTCGGTAACAATACAGAGGTAGGTATTGTAAAGGACTGCGAGCCGGATAATAACAGGACTGTTGTATATTGGAATTTGACAAGGGTTTAGATTATGACAAGTTTATCAGGTCAGTTTTTACAGGTCGAGAAGAAAATCCGTCAGATGGCTGTAGCAAAGATGCAGCAGAAGATGGATCATGCGGCTGAAATGACAATGAAGGCTGCTGACAAGTCTCGAAACTATGATGACGTAACCGGTAACTTGTACAAGTCAACAGCCATCGGTACATATTACAACGGCTCATTGCAGTCGATTCATTATGCTCCTGGCCCAGAGCCAACCCGAGTAACCCTTGCTGCTGGAGAGAGATACAACCTCGATAAGTATTATCGCAGTTCGTTCTCCTTCAAAGACAGCGGAAGGAGACCTTACAAGGGTGAATACGGAGAAGGTGGTGAATATGGTCCGAACGCGGCGTGGGATGAACTTGTTTCCAGGGAGCACAACAAAGGAAAGTACGATGCCACATGGCAGATGCTCCTTGTTGCCGGTGTGGATTACGCTAAGTTTGTCGAGGTAAAGAGAGGACATGACGTGATTACCTCTCTTAGAGAATATTTGGTTAGATACTTTAGAACGATGTAAGATATGGTTAGTATTAAGACTCTATATTTCGATGTCGGCAATGCAATGAAGGGGATTTGTGACAAGCTCTACTCCCGGAGCCGACCAAAAGCAGTTGATACGAAAATCAACAGCTACATCGTGGTATACTTTCCATCTAGTATCTACAATAACGAGATGAACTCAAGTGGAGTTTACAATGATTTCACCACTACAGCTCAAATCGAATTGTATGTGCGCGATAAAGCTTCAGCAAGAAATCCAAACACATTTGATGTTTCTAGCGTTGACGAGAAAGTCCAGGAGATTATGGACAGATTTCCAATCTCCACAAAAAATCTCATTGTTTCCAATCCTCGTATAACACTACAGACAGACGATGGCGCAGGTTTTTCCGTGACAATCATACAGGGAAGGTTACGCACGAAATAAGTATTCAGGTATAACAATTTAAAATATTTTAGATTATGGCTATGACAACTATTGACAAGATGAAGGACATTTTCAATGGTCCTAAAACTCTGCTCTACTCAAAGGCTATTACCGATTTGAGCAAGGCTACAGTTGACATCACCCCAGAGGTTGAGCTTCCGGTTACCGTTGACTCGCTGAAGGCGACTATGGATGACCCAACCATCAACCACTACAAGGTTATCGGTCTTGCAGGCGACTGGGCAACTACCGCAGAGCTCGGCGACTTCAATGTAGAGTTCGTTGTTCCTTCAAAGGCAAAGGACTTGCTGACAATTATGTTCGGCGAGGATGCTATCACAGAGCTGACCAAGGTTACTCTGAAGGGTACAGGTGACGCTACTCTCGACGCTACTACCGGCTTTACAGGTATCGCTGTTGAGCCTAAGAAGTTCAAGATCAAGGGTACTATTGTTATTGTTGACGACGAGAAGGAGAACCTCATGGTTATCACCAACATCGCTCTCTACGCTACCTTGCAGTGGGACAACTCAGGTACAGAGCCGGTTGCGTTCAAGTTCTCTGGTTCTATCGAGGGTGCAGGTAAGCGCAGTATCGCTTGGCTTACTAAGGGCACAACAACTGGCGACGTGTAAGGCTTCTTTAGGTAATTAGATTCAGGATAACAAACCGTTGGGCGGCAGGCTAGTCAACAGCCGTGCCGCCCTTCTTCATTTAATAGCATACAATCATGGCAGAAGAAAAGAAAATTGAGCAGCCTTCGGTGGACTTGCAGAAGTTGCTCGACAGCGTACTGCACGACGAGCCTACCGAGTTCGTGTTCCGTGGAAAGAAGCACAAGCTCGGCTGGCTTCGCAAGGGAACCATGAGCAGGTGTTCTCATATCAGGGCTAAGGAGAAGAACGAATGGAAACGCAACGTCAAGATTTGCGTCTGCATCCTCCTCAACAACATCTGGAAGATTCGGTTCCTGTATTGGATCTACTGGCGTTGGCTCTACTACATCAAGGATGTGGATGTGGCCGAGATTCTGAGGGTCCTCGATGTTTCTAAAAAAAAAATTCCATCGAACGCATTCTCACTGGCTACCATATTAGCGACCGGGATGACGGACGTGATGATGACGATGACGAGGAGCGAAGCAAAAGCTATCCAAGCAGAACAAGCTGGGGAGCAGCCTTCTCACTAGCGGAGAAATTCGGTTTCCTCTTTCAGCGCAAGTACTTCATTGCAGCCTACGACTACTGGTGGGGCTATTCATCGGCGCAGATTGACCTCATGGTTGCAGACCAGCCTCTTGTCGTATATCCTAAGACCAAGAAGGAAGGCGGTCCGAAGAAGCATACCAAGAAGGAGATGGATGACCTCTACGACAGATGGATGGAGAAAAAGAAGAATGAGGGAAGCCTCGTTGGCAAGAAGATAAGTCTTGCGGATTACTTAAACAATAAACTCTAATTTTAAAATATTCAGGATATGGCAGGTGGAAATTTAGGTGACTTGTGGTTTGACTTAAACATTAAAGACAGCAATGTTAGGTCAAAACTGAAAGAAATTTCAGAAGCACTTTCGGAGTTGGATCTAAAAACTGAGTCCGGAAGAAAGTCTGCTGAGAAGTTATTTAAGAACTTTAATAGAGAGAATAGCAAAGAAATCGCTGAGGATTTTAAAAATATAGCGGCCCAAATGGGCATTCAGGCTCAGGAAACTGCAAATCTCAGCAAAAGACTGAAGGAGTTATCGGAACTAAAAGCTGACATTCTTCGTAGAGACAAGGAACAATCCGAGCACGGTAACTTTGTTGCGATGAAAAATGAAGCGCAGGCTGCACTTGATTTAACAAATAGATACAATGAACTTGCCAAGTTAAAAGAAGATATCTTAAGACGCGACAAGGAAATGGAAGCTCAAGGGGCTTTCGTGACGCTTGTTAACGAATCGAAACAGGCGCAGGAACTTAATGAGCGTTACAGGGAAATGCAGCAACTGAAATCCGCGATTTTGGAGCGAGACAGACAGTCAACCGAGCACGGTAACTTTGTTGCGATGAAAAATGAAGCGCAGGCTGCACAGGAGTTAGCTGTCAGGGAAAGAGAACTCGCTGAGTTGCGAAATGCCATCGTACGCCGTAATGAAGAAATGATTGCTGCCGAAAATAGGCTAAGAGAAGCGACGGAGCGAACTAACCAGGCTAGAAGAGAAGCAATTTCTGTATCTAGGAAACAGGCAGAATCCCTTGTACGTGATAGAGTTAAGGAACTTGAAGCACAAAGACAACAGATCCAAGGTTTATTTGGAAGTGGAAAGAATGTATTAAGTACGCAAGAGTTAATGCAACTTCAACAGGCATTCTCGCAAATTACGAAAGAGCTTAATACATTGCGCAGTGCGATGAATAATCTTGGTAGTTATTCTATCAAAGATTTATTCTCTATAGGCAGAGGAACAAGCGAATATACTCCACTGATAAACAGTATGCGAACTGTAATTGATCAAAAACAGGAAGCGATAAACCTTGAGCGAAAACATCAAGAAGAGATAACGAGAACGGCTGCAAAGGCACGAAACGACCTTGCAGCAGCATTCGCCGGAGCAAACGCTGAAGCGAAGAAGATGCAATCCATAGTCGGAGACATCAAGTCTCTCTTCTTACAGGGAGGTATTGTCTTTGGCGCGCAGCAATTCTTTAATTCAATCGTACAGACTGGCGGCGAGATTGTTCAGCAGCATGTAGCGTTGCGTTCTATCCTCGGTGATGTACAGAAGGCTGATGAGCTCTTCGCTCAGACTCAGCAGCTTGCATTGCAGTCTCCATTCAAGTTTGGAGAGCTGAACCGAGATGTCAAGCAGCTGGCTGCATTTGGAGTTGAGGCGAATGACTTGTATGATACCACAAAGCGTCTCGCTGATATCGCATCTGGTCTTGGTGTGTCTTTCGAGAGACTTGGATTGGCTTATGGTCAGGTTAAGGCCCGTTCTTGGCTGGACGGTAAGGAATTACGCCAGTTTGCTTACGCTGGACTTCCACTCTTACAGAGAATTACGGAGCTTTACAATTCAGAAGGAAAGAACGGAAGGAACAATTATACTCAGGCAGATGTCAAGAAGATGATTACTGCTAGACAAGTAAGCTTTGAGGATGTCCAGAAAGTGCTTTGGAAGATGACGGATGAAGGCGGTCAGTTCTACAATATGCAGTTCGTCTTATCAGAGACATTACTTGGTCGCTGGAACAAGCTCATTGATGCCTGGGATATTATGCTAGGAAAGTTCGCAGAAGGCAAGAATATCGTCGGAGGAACTTTCTCGTTCATCATAAATAGAGTAACCGACCTTGTGTTAGCTTTGGACAAGCTGTCTCCTGCCCTTCTTTCATTCGGAGCGGTGTTTGCTGCAAGGAAGCTCGGCGGTATGGCTTATTCTAAGATGGGTATTGGATCACTTGCTAAGAGTTATACTCAGCAGATGAATGCCCAGTTAAAGTCTTATGCCATCGAACAGCAGCAACTTGTTGTGGAAGGAGAGATTACGCAGAAGATTGCCCAGCAAAATGTATTCAAGAAAGCTGCTATTCTGTCGGAAAAGCAATCGCTTGTCGCGAGCTACAATAGGGCTGCACTCGAAGGAAGAATGTCCGTATTGCAGATGCAACGAGCAGTCAAGGAAGGCTTGGTTTCTAAGGAGATAATTAGTCAGCTCGCATTAATGGGACAAATAACCGCCAAACAAGAGCAAATCATCTTGAATGGAGGCAGAATATCTGCCGTATGGAGCATGACAACTTCAAAGATCGGAGGATTTATCAACGCCATCGGTGGTTGGTGGGGGATCGGCATTACGGCTATCACTTCATTGTTGATGGGGTACAATCAATGGTCAAGTCGAGTAAAGGAAGAAGAAAAGACGTTGATTGATGGAGCTAAGCAGAAATCCAAAAGTTACGGAGATTTTCTGTCTGGATTAGGCCCAAAAGACGCGTCCAACCTTTCTTCGCAAGTTGACTCGATGAAGGAGATTCTGAAAAGTTCAGATGACTACACGGATTCTATCAAGCAGCAGGTTGAAAGCGCAGGAAGCCTGTCAAAACAATACGACATACTCAAAGAAAAAATTGAGGATGCGAAAAAAGCAAATGATGGCTTAGCTGATAAATATGGAGTTATAACGAATAACGCAACTTCAGCAACAGGTCTTGTTAGCGACAACCTATTCGATATGATCGGAGCTGATACTCCACAATGGTTACAGTGGTTGAATGGACTCACGAACGATGATATTGCAAAGAATGTGGAGCAAGCACAAGAATCTCTGTCTAAGTTCCAGGTGATGTTCGACGAGCTCGACTCTAATACAAAGGCAAAAATGGAGGATTTTATCCGGTCTTTGATGGAAAACAACGAAGAGCTAGCAAACCAAATCAAGGGCCTGCCCCTTACTGAGCAGATTAGGATGCTTGCGGCTATTGGCGGAGATGATTGGGAAAAATTTGTCGACAAGTTTGCAAATGGAAGCAAGGAGACAGAAAACTGGTTAAAGGAACTTGCGGAAAGAGCGAAGGATTCTAGCGATGATGTATCCGAAATAATGTATGACGACGTGCCTAGAGGACTTGAGTCTGTCAGAAAACAGCTCGGATTGTCTCAAGATCAATTCCGCACGTGGGCAAAACGAAACCCTGAGATTTTCGCAAGCATGATGGACAAAATGGCTCAGAAAGCAAATATTACAAGTAAAACCATCTTGTATTATTTTCATTCGGCTATTAGTAAGCTCATGGATATGGACTTTTGGCCAGGCGACAGTGGTAACGGAAAGCAAGGAAAACCTTCGTACAACTCTGGCGTAAACACACCTTTCTCTGAGATCATAAGACAAAGACTTCACAAGAACGGGACTTTCACCGGAAGTAAAAAGAAAGGTAAGTTTTGGACGAGAGAGGTTGATAATGCGTTAAGACAAGTGCAAGACCAGTCTTTCGAGACCACAGGTGAGAATATTCGTAAGGAACTCAAGGCTGCGAGAAACGAACTTGATACGATCGTCAATGGAAAAGTAAGCAAGAATTCTTCTGAGTACAAGAATGCTAAACACAAGTACGATTTGTGGAAAGCTATCGCTGACGCAGGTTACATATCTGACGATCTTGGAAAGAACAAGGTTACGGGTAACTTTGGAAAAGACAAAAACAAGAATGGTCGCGAAGAAGACGCTGAGCTCAAGCGTTTACAGGAGCGTCTAAGCAGTCTTAAGTCTGCAAGACAGATGTATCAGAAGTACAAGAGCATCATGCCGAACGAAGAGGCAAAGAAGAAGACTTACAATCTCTTCCCAGAGGTTACCGGTCTTAATCTTGACGACTACCAGAAGGCTGTCCATTCTCTCCTTGAAGGATTCAGTATAAACACCACAGAGAGAAAGAAGTTCCAGACTTCCATCTATCGTGAGGTTGCAGAGTGGCTCTTCGACGAGAAGGACAAGAAGGAGTACGAGAGAAAGGCAGCTGACTTCAATGAGTCCATGAACAAGCTGTCAGAACGTTGGGATTTGTACAAGAGTCTTCTCGAAAAGACAGGCAGCAAGTTCTTTGCTGAGTCCGCATGGGTTGACGCTTTCCAGATGGATGACAAGACTCAATCTCTTATGGACGAGTATTACGCTCACTACCATGAGATGTTTAATCTTCAGAACTCTCTCAATATGACGGATGGTGAAGCCAAGGCAAAGCTTAAGCTGCCAAATCAGTACGAAGAGTGGAAGAAGATTACAGAACTCCTCCGTGGAAATTATGTCAAGTCGTTAAAGGATGCCGCAGACATCATTGAGAAGACAGAAGATTATGAGGACAAGATTCTTAAGATTCGACAGGATTACGATAAACTTATCAATAAGACGAATGATCCTGGTATCAAGGCGAGGTATGAGATTCAGAGAGACAAGGAGATTGGTCAGGTTAAACTTGACAAGTTCAAGAACTCTTCTGATTATCTCAACTTCTACGGAGCCATCGTTTCACTCGGTATGGATAAGGCTCAGGCTATCGGGACTAGAATCAGGCAGAATATCAACGAGGCTCTGCAAAACGGAGCTATCGATGCGAGAGAGTACGCTAAGGAAATCAAACAGCTTGATGAGCAGTTATCGAAGCTGACGAGTCCAAAGAAGACTTTCCTCAATGGAGGTCTAAAGGGAATGGCTGAGCAGAAGATTTCTGATGCCAGCGAGCAGATGACCATCGCAGCAAGTAAAATTGCTGAAGGCAAGAAGGTTCGTGAACTTGGTCTAAAAATGGGAGACGAAAACTTCATCAAGCGTGGTGACAGCATGATTGCCAGTGGAAAGGCTATGATGAAGGCTGCTGAGATTCTGTTTAAGGATGGAACAAAGGCGAAAGAATCTCTTGATAAGTTTGCTAACGTAGTAAGCATTATCGACCAGAATGTGCAGGGAATGAGTGAAGCATTCAATGACATCAAAGAGACTGCTTCCCTTCTCGGAGCTGACACTGAGTCTGATGGATGGCAGGACGCTTCTGCGTTTTTCGAGACATTCTCTGGTATGTCAAGTTCGCTGTCAAAGGTAGTAACAAGCGCAGAGTCCGGTAATGTTGGTGGAATTCTTGCGGGTGTAACTGGCATATTCACGTCCCCTATCAAGGCGTTTGCTAAGGCTCATGATGCTAAGCTCGACAGGCAGATAAAACTTGCGGAAAGACAGCTGAATGAGTTAAAGAATCTGTCTTCGAACATCAACTCTATCATTGAAAAGACGCTTGGAGGAATCTACTCTTACGAAAGGGATTCTGATACGGCAAACAAGCTTAAAGATGTCAAGGACGACTACAGAAAGTGGGACGCTTTCTCTAAAACAGACATAGGACAAGCTTTCTTTGGCGGAAAGAATCGCAGTCACTACAGTAAGGAGACTTACGACGCTGTAACGGATACGGAATCAAATCCTTCTGCATATGCCGACCAGCTCGCCCTACTCCACGCTCAGGAAGACGAACTGAGAAAACAGAGACAAGCTGAGGAGGACAAGAAAAAGACGGACAAGGATAAGATTGCTGACTACGACCAGCAAATCAAGGAGATGCAGTTGCAGATCAAGACGTTCGCACAGGATTTCCTGAAAGACGTTTACTCTATCGATATGAAGAGCTGGGCAAGTACACTCACAGACACCATTGTAAGTGCGTGGGCTAAAGGTGAGGATGCGGTTGATGCCTACAGGGAGAAGGTGAAGGACATGGTTCGCGACGTTACGAAGAATATCGTATCTCAGAAAATCATGGAGGAGGCACTTAAAAAACCTCTTGAATGGCTTACAGGTATCCTTGATGAAAAGGGCAAACTTGACGAGACCGATATGAACGATTTTGCAGACAAGCTCTACGAAGTTGGTGAAAATGTAGTTCCTCAGTTAACCGGTATCTTCGATGCTCTGAAGAACAAGGGGCTTGATTTAAGGGAGAATGGAAGTTCGTCTACAACCAACTCGATTAAGGGAATTACCGAGGAGACAGCTGACCTTCTTGCATCCTATCTCAATGCGGTCCGGCTTGATGTTTCTGTGATTAGGGAGATGCAGGGTAAATTCCTTCCAGAGATGAGTGAAATTGCAAAATCTCAGCTCACGCAGCTTAACCTTATTGCTCGGAATACCTTGCGTAATGCAGATGCAGCAGAGAGAATTGAGAAAATATTCATTGAGTATAACGATAACTTCAACAGAGTTATCAATGGTACGAAATCTTTAAAGATGAAATAATTATGTTTGAAAAAAGAAATTTATCAGACAGAATGAAGAACGAGGCGGTTTCACTGGGTCTTTGCGCTCAGTGGACCGCTGAGTGGCATGACAACTCATCCAAGCATGAGATGGTCGAGAAGTTTGTTAAGGGTATCGACTTCTGTATCGGAAGAAACTGGCCTTCAACCAAGGATATGAAGAAGTACTTTGGTGATGTCATTCACGATCATGGTGTGTATGTTGACGAGAACGTTGACCTGCAAAACCCAAAGATTGTCATCCTCAATGGAGAGTGTGTAGCAAACATCAACTATGACTGGATGGACAGTGGTGAGATATATGTAAGGCACAACTCTTCACTTTACCTGAAGGTTAAGGGATTCTCCAGGGTGTTTGTCAATCTGTTAGATGGTGCAGAGCTTCATGTTGAATGCGAAGATACCGCAAAGTGCTTCGTCTACCAATACGGAGGAACAGTCGTGAAAGCTACCGGAACAGTCAATATCAGGGATAGACACGATTTTAAGTTCAATTAACGCATATTTATGCGTATATTCTTGCATGTTTATGCATTATTTTGTATATTTGCAATTATAAAAAGTTGATTTAAGGTATGAAAGAATATTTCAGGATATACATGCAGAAGGAGGGCGATGGGAACGAGGTGAAGGACTCCATCGCCGACTTCGGTATGTATGTTAGCGAGAATCCGTTCAAACCATGCGATTCCGTCAAGGAACCCATAAAAAGGGAATGGCACGACGAGCATGGCGACGACGAGTATATTGGCAAGGATGGTCTCTATATGGCGGCATACGAGAACAAGGTCAAGTTCCTGTTTAAAGGTGATGCCTTCGGCGCAAACGAGAAGTGTAAGGCTTTCATTGACTATCTCAGTAAGTCGGGTATGATGAAAATGTACTGCGACTTCAATAAGATTGGAAGGCAGCATGTGAGACTGAAGAGCATTGATCCGGACCTATTCAGATATCCTGGCAGCGAGGACTTGCTTATTCTCTCTATAACTTTCAAGTTTAACGACCCTGTTACTGACATCAAGCCAATCATGGATGCACAGGGCAGGATTTCAAATTTAGGATAACACAGACACATGAGCACTTGGAATATTTATCATAAGGATGGCTCGAAGCTGACAGACGTTAACGAAGAGCAGATAACCGTTCATGGATTGGAATACTCCGATTCTTGGATGGGTGAGTGCTTCGTGACTATCAACTTCAAGCACGAAGTGCCTATCAACTTTCAAATAGGCGACTATATTGTCTATCGTGGCGAGCGGTTTGAGCTCAACTACGAGCCGGGCAAAGATAAGCAGGCGAGACCTGGCACCTACGGTGATGGCTTCATATATGACAGCGTAAAGTTCAATGCATTGCAGGATGAGCTTTCTAGAGCTGAGTTCCTTGATGTGGTATTGAATGACAATGAACTCCACTACACTGCCCTACCGAAATTTCCATTCTACGTACAGACTCTTGATGATTTACTAGACAGGATCCAGGCGAACCTTGACGACCAGATTGGTGCAGGTCTTTGGAAGATTTACTCCAGAAATATGGAACGTTCCGTGCAGCGTGGATGCCTCGCGAGCGACTGGCTGTCAATGTACGGCGAAGGAACAAGAGATAACGTCATCGAATCGATGTCTATTACAGTGGATTCGATGACCTGTTGGCAAGCCCTTGCGCTTGTGAACGAGAAGTGGGACATAAACTTCATCGTCAGAGGAAGGAATATATATGTCGGTACTACCGGAATACAGGCAAACCATATCTTCAAGTATGGCCTCGGTAATGGATTATATGAGATTGTTCAGAACGCTGATTCCGACCAGAGTGTCGTTACGAGACTGAGAGCTTATGGTTCGGAGAAGAATCTTCCTTCTCATTACTATGCGGACCTCGGTGTCAAGTACGTGGCGAACATCACGAAAGTCGTCGGGGCCAGCACGAATGTTGAGCTTGAACTGGATGTCGACTATATCGAGACATATTTCAAGAATCCGAGAAAGTATATTGTTTCTGGAGAAACTGGCGAGCAGTCTTCTGGTTGGGTGCTTAAGGTTACATTTGATTTCAAGACTGAGATTACCGGTTATGTAACACAGAAATACAATACCAATAAGTGTAGATTCTATTCGGAATACAGGGGAACGCAGGTAGATAGCGGTGACGAAGAGTCAAGGGAAAACCTTAACACTTTCATCGCTCAGGTTAAAGCGGGAAACACGAAGATGTATATCACATCGGGCCTCAACAAGAAAAATGTTCCTTCGTCCATGAAGGAATATGCAGAGAATCTCCCGAACAATATGTCCATCAACAGACTTATGTTGCCTGGATTCCCTCATGTATCTCTGAGCGACTTCTATGATTCACTCACGGATGAAGAAAAGAAGTACGTGAACCCTACAGGGAAACAACACAGATTCTCTACTGATCCATATAGACCATATATTGATTCTGTCAATATTGAGCAGATTGGTCTCCGTTCTGCATCACAGTTCTTTGATACTGACGACAAGACGAATGGAGTTATCGAAATCTACCCTACTATCGAGGAAATGGTTATTGGTGGCGTTCGTGTTGACGAGATTGATGAGGGTGTTGCTCCTGATGATGATGGTAGATTCAATAATAACGAAAATGTCAAGAACGTTGATATCTATCTCAGCAAGGCTATAGACTTCGACATCAACGACCTTAAGGATGACGATTTCTCCATCTACATGAAAGATGGCATGTGTGGTGGTCGAACGTTCAAGGTAGCATCCTCAACCAAGGTTGATAGGAGATGGAGGCTCACTATCGAACGAATCAAGGACGATGCTCTTGAGCTTTGGTTTCCATACAAGGACTACCCTATCAAGAAAGGAGACCATTTCGTCCTTACCGGCATCACCCTTCCTGATTCGTATGTTAATGCTGCATCACTGAAGCTTCTAAAATACGCCATAGCGCTCCTTGATAAGAATGACTATACAAGGTATGTATATCAGCCTAAGGTAGATGAGATTTTCATGGCAAGGCAGCACGACCAAGCGCAGGCAGACGACACCGGAGTTATCAAGAGCCTCCACGATACGCTTAAGGCCGGCGACCTGATGAACTTCAATGATACAGATCTCAATATCGAAGGAATCATCTCTATCGACCAGCTCACGATCAAGGAAGAAGATGGCAAGATACCGACATACGACATAACTCTCCGTGAGGATAAAGAGGTTGGAACTATCCAGAAGATTCAGCAGCAG